ATAAACAATACCTTAACTTCAACTAGTACTAGTGAGGCTCTTTCAGCAGCTCAAGGTAAGGCTCTTAATGACAGAATCTCAGGTTTGGGCAGTATGTATAGAGTGAAGGGTACTAAGACTAACTTATCTGATGTACTAGCCCTTACTGATGCAAAGGTTGGTGATGTTTGGAATGTGACTAATGCCTTTACTTTAGGTGGTAAGCCATATCCTGCAAATACCAATGTTGTATGTATTACAGCAACAAGTACATCTGACCATGATGAAAATAATTGGGACCCTATTGGTGGTACAGTAGACCTAAGTCCTTATGCAAAGAAAACTGAAGTAGAAGAAAGTGATAATGAAATCTGGGAACAGCTTAATGTAGTGGTTAACAAAGATGAAATAGTTAATAACCTTACTTCCACTAATACTGATAAGCCACTTTCAGCAGCAATGGGAAAGAAGCTTCAAGATGAGAAGTTATCTAAGACGGATGCAAACAATACTTATTTAACTAAAAAAAATGCAGAATCCACTTATGCAAAGAAGGCTGATGGAATTTCCCATTATAGCATAGGAGAACTTACAGCGTTAAGTTCTAATCCTACACAAGAACAACTTAAAACAGCTTTAGGGGCACCGTCTACTTTTAGAAATGCCATTGATGCAGGAAAACTAATATTAGTAACTGCTCATAATAATGTGCAATCTCAAAAATCGGCAGTGTGTATAATTGATTCTGGGAATGTAATAGTAAAATATCTTCATCCAGGTAATAATGACTGGATTGTCATTGCAAAATGTGTCCCTGCAAGTAGTGGAGACAACTGGGATAATGCGCAGTTTAGTGTAAGAATTGTTAAACCTTCAGATTCAGCAGGAATTACAATAGAATAAAGCTATGGCAGCGAATGGACAAAAACTAAGAGTAGCGGTAACAAAGACTTCCGCGCAAGGTAAGAGTGTACAAAGTGCTACACCTAATTTAATGTCTTTCAGTACTGATGAAAACAGTATTTGGTTTAATGGGAAGAAGTACGGAGCAACACTTTTCAAAAATGTATTTGGTCTTTCTACTAGTTCGAGTAATAGCCAAATTACAGCTGCACTTGGCGGGTATGCTTTCAGTACTATTTCCTCGATGGTCAACGAGGGAATCCTGTTTTTAAACATCAATAACAAGGCATTGCAACATGTGATGATTAGAGTAGAAAATGCAGGTTCCTCGAAGGGGGATTATTTACATATCCAAGGATTTTCTGACGCATCTGACACAGCCTATATAAAAATACGTCATTACAATGGCGTTTTTAATGTACCAAGAGCTGTTCAGAGAAATAATATTGTATTCAGAACTGATATAATAGATGAGTTCGCTCCATTGAGTGACTATCCACTTTCAGCCAATATGGGTATGAAGCTACAGAATGAAAAGTTGGCTAAGACTGATGTAGTAAATAATCTGACCACGACTGATACCACTAAGGCTTTATCAGCTGCTCAAGGTAAGAAGCTAAATGGCCAAATAAGCAATATCAAAATAAAAATATTTGAAAGCCTTTCTGGAAGAGAAGGCGATAATGTGACCGATGTACTGGGGAAACTCACGGATGATTGGAATATGTACCCAGAGAAGTATATCTTTTATATAAAAGATGATTCCGAGGTGTGTATAGCCCCCTGTACCGTTTATTATGAATCTAACATGAGATATTTGTCTTACCAAGTTAATGGAACAATATATGAGTATGACTGCGAATATGATGGGAATGATATTTGCAATCTTTTATCAATCCACGTATATAATGCAACGCCTGGCTAAAAGTTTTTTCTAGAGAGGTGTCTGTATATAATTAACTTTATTGTTTAACAAATTTCTAAATTCTTCAAAATTATGGGAGAAACTGTAGAAAAAATCTATTGTTGCGACCGCGATAACAACGACAACGCGCTCGCAGCTGCCATCTTGGCAAACGGTAATAACCGTAGAGATGATTGGGGCCCGATGGCCGCCATGATGGGTGGAGGTATGAACAACTGGATGAACAATCCGTTTGCCTACCTCATGTTCCTGGCTCTGTTCCGCAATGGAGGCTTCGGCTTTGGCGGGGATGGTGCAGGAGCAGGTACCGCTACTCAGGGTATCGAAACTCAGGCTCAGCTCAATGCTATCCGTACTCAGTTGCAGGACAACCAGAATGCTGATTGCATTAAGTCTGCCATCCAGGGCAACGGCTTTGCTCTTAGCCAGCTGGCTCAGACGCTTAACATCGATTTCAACACTCTTCAGAAGTGCTGCTGCGATGTTCAGGCTGCTATCCAGCAAGTTGCTGGTCAGGTTGGCTTCTCTGCTGAGCGCGTTATCAATGCCGTTAACCTCGGTGACTGCAATGTTATCCAGGCTCTGCAGAACTGCTGCTGCCAGACTCAGCGCCAGATTGCTGATTTCCGCGGTGACCTGTTCCTCCAGAATTGTAAAGACACTGCCGAACTCCGCAATGGTCAGCGTGACCTTGGCTTTGCGATTACGCAGGGCTTCTCGTCTACTGCTTTCCAAGCTCAGCAGGATAAGTGCGATATTCTTCGCGCTGGTCAGGACAACACTCAGCGTATCATCGACACTCTGAACAACCACTGGAAGGACGAACAGGCTCTGAAAATTCAGGACCTTAAATTCGAGCTTTCTCAGGAGCGCCAGAACAGCCTGATTAACGAGCGTTTCAACAGGCTTGGCAATTGTGGCTGTGGCGGTAATAGCTGCGGATGCGGCTGTGGCCAGTAATGTTTAACCATTAAACTGTAAAGATTATGGTTACATTATCGCCAGTAGGCTTAGCCGCTGCTCCTGTGGCAAATCAAGTTTCGTTCTTGGCCACATTTAAGGAGAAATTGTGTCGTTGTGTCTGTGCAACTTCTACCAATCAACCGTTTGCGACTGTTACTTATAGGAATGAAACGCCTGTTCTTAACGGAACTACCGTATTCGTGCCTATTGTAGCAACAATCACGATTACTACTCCGAATGCTTGCAAATGCCAAGCTGAGACACAGGTAATCAATGAACGGTTTGTGGTTGCATTCCAAGGTAGAACGACACTTCCTACATCTGTTACTATCAACCAGCTTGGAATGACTCAAGGACTTATTAAGATAGTATGCGGAAAATCCAACTGCTATGCTATCAATAGCTCATTGAGCGTTTCTATTCCAGCTGAACCAGCAGCCTAATTGAAATTGAGGGTACTTAGGGAAGTTTTATACTTCTCTGAGTGCCCTCTTTTTTATTAACAATTCAAAAAGATAAGCTATATGTTGTTATTCAAAGATATAAAGCAGAATTATCCTGTATACATTCTTGATACACAGGAATTTAGCCTTATTCAAGGCAAAGCCACTCAGGTATCGTTTCCTCGATTAGAAATGAACCAGAAGACTGGCAAGACAGAGATGGTAGTAGATGTTACTATAGAGGCCAATGGAAAAATGGCAACTTACGCTATTCCTGAAAGCCATTCAGTTACCTATGCCGGGCATCTTGTTCTGTCAACAGAAAAATCTGGATTGACGAGCGAAGTTGAAGCTCAAAAGGCAAATGCTGAACAGGTTTTGGCTTCTGCTTCTAAAGCTCAAAATATCATTGACAAAGCTCCTTTATTGCTTGCAGAGCTTAATCCTATGTATAAGGAAAAGCAAGAAACAGAACAGCGTTTCGGCAAGATTGAGAAGTCCATTAGTGGCATGGAAGAACTCATGAAAAAGCAGCAGGAAATGATGGAGAATTTCATCAAAAAATTTGAAAGCTAAAAGTTATGGGACACAGATTAAAATGTATCATAGTAAAGCATTATACATGCGACCATGATAAGGAGCACGAAGATGAAGAAGACGTAGTAGTAGAAAGCAGAATAGCTACTCCTCATGGTGAGCATAAGGTCAAATTCGATTTGCCTTATGAGCAAACAGCAAATGCTCTCATGTCTGCTAAAGGATATTCTGAGTATGTCAAAAAGCACGGCTATCACTTTACAGATGCTCTGCAAGAGCACGTAAGTAAAATGATGGTAAATGCTAATGGCCAACAGCATTCTTGGACTACAAGTCAAGTCAAAAAGTCTATGGAAAGCTTAGGATTGAGCATTCCTGGTAAAGTGACAACAGGTGATGTTACCTATGTGGCTAACATGGCTTATGCAGATTTCTATCCAGACCCTCTGAAAGATGAAGCCGCATGCTTGAGATATGCTCATAAAGTGGCCAATGACCCGGATGGGTATGATGGCATGATTTTCTGCAGATGGACTGCTGACGCAATCGGAAAAGCAATCAAGTTGGACTGGGAAAAATTCGTATAGTATGTTAGAACTGATTGAAGCCAAGAACTTTGACGGACTGATGTTTTTCATAGCTATTAGAGTTGGCATTATTCTAGTCTGCTGGATTTTCATGATACTAAGCAGTATCGTAGACTTCTGGAGTGGAACAACGACAGCAAAAGCACTTGGCCAAGCATTGATGTCGCATGGATTTCGTAGAACAATTACAAAAATCGGCGATTATGTAAGGCTAATGCTTTTTGCTCTTATGTTTGATATACTTGGAAGCTTATTATCATTCTATATAATTCCATTTGCCACAATTCTATGTACTGTTGCAGTTATATATATTGAGGGTAAATCTGTGGTTGAAAATAGCAAACGTAAAAAAGCTCATGCTGCAGATGTACCTGATATAGTAAAAAAGATTGTGCAAGCAGCTACTGCAGAGCAAGGCCACGAAATACTTAATGAAATAACAAAAATAATCACCTTAAACGATAAAAAGAAATGAGAAAGATAAATAAAATCATAGTCCATTGCTCTGCTACTCCTGAAGGACGAGATGTTAAAACTGAGACCATACGAGATTGGCATGTGAATGGTAATCACTGGAAAGACATTGGTTACCACTATGTGATTGAGCTCGATGGCTCTGTTCACAGAGGCAGAGATGAAAGTGTAGCTGGAGCACACTGTTCAGGCCAAAATGCGAACTCTATAGGAGTATGCTATGTAGGAGGTGTTGCTAAAGACGGTAAAACTCCTAAAGATACGCGCACTGAGGCTCAAAAGCAATCTTTACTCGAATTGCTGAAAAGCTTAAAGGTAAAATACCCAAATGCTACTATTCATGGACACAGAGAATTTGCAGCTAAGGCATGCCCCAGCTTTGATGCTAAGTACGAGTATAAAGACCTCTGAAGTACATAAAAACCATTCTCGTGTATAAGAAATTATTACGAGAATGGTTTTTATATTAAATATGAATAATAACAAATAAAACTCAAAGATTATGCGAGAATTAGCGAGAATAATTACACTTATATTTTTAGCCACTATATTATATGGCTGTAAGTCAATTCAATATGTGCCCGTGGAAACAACGAAAAGAGATACTACTTACTTATCTCAGACCAAAATTGATAGCATATATCATAGAGATTCAATCTATGTAGAGCACAAAGGCGATACCGTGTATCTCAGTAAATATAAATACTTATATAAATACATAGAAAAGCATGATACTCTCTGGCGAGAAAAAGTTGATACAATTCAAGTTGCATACCCTGTAGAAGCTCAGTTTACTAAATGGCAAAAGATAAAAATTAATATTGGTGAATACCTGATAACGGCCATAGCCTTAGTAATTATATGGCTGTGTGCAAAATACTTCATAAAGCGGTAAACAACAGAAACAATATAAACAAGTCATTGTTTACGCCTAAAGTGTTCAAAATTAATTACTTATATATACTGTAAACAAAGAAACAATAATTTCATTAAATCTTTTCGTATTAAAAGCTGATATTTTTTATTAACCTTAATGTTAATCGGAAATTAAGAAATTAAGTTTGAAATATATAGAGGCATTGTTTTTATTGTTTCTTTGTTTACAGCAATTTCAAAGCCGCACTAAAATTGCTGTTTAATTATTTTTAACAAATAAATTCTCAAAAAATAATGGAAAAATTTTTTTCTTTCGAGAATAGTTTGTATATTTGCATATCAAAAATAAGATAATAAAATTCACCAAAATATGGAACAACAATTTAATATAGGTAATGTAATTGAGCACTACAAGCTAAATACGGAAGATTTAGCGAGGGTGTTATTTCCTACTGTTAAATATCCGAAACAGGCATTTGACCGCGTGTTAAAGGGCGAAGCTAATTTGGATGTTATACAGTTAGAGCGATTGGCCAATCATATTGGCGTGTTAGTAACTGATTTGTTTTCAGCAAATACTTGGAAAGATTCATCTGAAGATGGATGCCTAACAATGCTGAAAGGCGAATATAAAGTAAAGCTGAATTATAAAGGTGTGTACGTATCTATATATAAGAATAATGAGCTTATCCACCAAAAGCTCTCAAACGTACCAGATATGACAGTAAACGAGTTTATTAACTATTTAGATAACTTTATTAAAAATTACGAAAATGGAAACCGTTAAAATTTCTGTTGAGGTTAGCGTAAACCTGTCTGAAAATACGCAGAAGTTTTTAACTTCATTGTTTGGTAATGCTATTGCTCCTTCAGCACCTGCTGCTCCAGCTTCTAAACCTGCTCCTGCTGCACCAGCAAAGCCAGCTCCCGCAAAACCTACTCCTCAGCCTGCGGCACCTGCCCAGACTCAGAGCGCTGCCGAGTCTGCTCCTTCAGCACCTGCTGCTCCGGCTGCTTCTTCTGCCTCTAAGAGCATTGAGGATGTTCGCGGAATGCTTGCAAAGAAGGTCAATGAGCATCGCGACGTAATCAAGCAGAAACTCAATGAGCTTGGAGCCCCGAGTGTAACAAAGCTTGACCCGGCTAAGTATGACGAAATGTATAACTTCTTAGAGTCACTGTAATTATGTCGAGTACAAAGAAGTTGCAAAAAGCAGCTCAGAAGTTTCGCAGAGAAAATCCAGAGCTTTATGCTCAGTGTATTATTCGATGTCATTGTTTGGCAAAACTGATAAAAGAATAATATGGTTCAAGCGACAAGTAGTACTAAACCACAGAAACATAGCCAGAGAAGTCATGCACTCCTCTCGGCTTCTGGAGCAGGAAGATGGCTGAATTGTACTCCATCTGCTAAGCTTGAAGATGAATACGGAGAAAAGAAGTCTTCAGTATATGCAGAAGAAGGTACATTAGCTCATGAGCTCTCAGAGCTTTACCTGAGAAAAGATACACTTAACAGCATTAGTGAGCAAGACTTTGACCAAAGGCTCGAAGAGATAATGGCAAATGACTTGTTCAGTGAGGAAATGCTTGAAGTTGTACCTATCTATACGGATTATTGCTCAGAACAATTAGCTGAAGCAAAAACTGAAAATCCGTTAGCTGTCATGGAAATTGAGCAGAAACTCGATTTGACAGAATATGTGCCTGAAAGCTTTGGAACAGCTGACTGTGTTGTTATCAATGACAACCTTATGGAAGTTATTGACTTAAAATATGGAAAAGGTGTTCCAGTATATGCTGAATGGAATAAGCAACTTATGCTTTATGGGCTTGGAGCTTTGCAGAAATATGATACAATGTATGATATAACGGAAGTGCGATTGACTATTATACAGCCTCGCATTAACAATATATCAAATTGGCAAATATCTGTCGAAGAACTCCGTAAATGGGCAGAAGAGGAGCTTAGGCCAAGAGCTGAACTTGCATTCGAAGGTAAAGGAGAACTTAATGCTGGAGATTGGTGCAGATTTTGTGCTGTGCGTAATCAATGTCGTAAGCTTTATGAGCAACAACTCGAAATTGCACAACATGAATTTGCAGACCCAGAGTTGTTAACCGATGATGAGATTGCTGATATAGTTAAGCGTGTGCCTAAGCTTATAGAATGGGCTAATTCAATAACAGAATATGCACAAACTAAAGCGATTAACGAGAATAAGCAATGGCCGGGGCTTAAATTAGTTGAAGGAATTAGTCGATGCAAATGGGCTGACGAAGACCAAGCTTCTAATGCAATTTTTGCACGTTGCCCTGAACTTTCAGAAGATGAGATTTTCAATATGAAACTTAAGCCAATTACTTCTATTGAGAAGTTAGTAGGCAAAAAGCGTTTTGAGGAAATACTCTCAGATGTGGTTATCAAGCCACAAGGCAAACCTACTCTTGTACCGCTTGAAGACAAGAGACCAGCAATGGGATATGCTCAAGCACAATTAGATTTCAAAGACGAATAATATTTTTTAGCATGGAACGTAATCCTTCTATTATATCACCAAAATTGGTAGGAACTGCTTTTGGTCATGACCCCAATAATATGATTGGCTATGGTATCAATTGTATTAACTTTAAAGCTAAACATAGAAAGCTTAAAGGTTATATGAGAAATAATAGAAAAAAGTAATAATAACAACTTAAATTAAAAGACAATGAGTAATCAAGTAAATTCAACCAAGGTTGTAACTGGCAAAGTAAGATTTTGCTATGTAAACGTGTTCGAGCCCACAGCTATGAATGAGGGCGATACTCCTAAGTATAATATCTGCGTTCTTATTCCTAAGAGCGATACGGCTACTATTGACAAAATCAAGAAAGCCATAGAAGCTGCAAAGGAAGCAGGTAAGGCAAAACTCGCAGATAAGAATGGCCGTATCCCAGCAAACCTCAAATTGCCTCTACGCGATGGCGATGAAGAACGTCCGGATGACCCAGTATTTGAGGACCACTATTTCATCAATGCAAACTCGATGCGTCAGCCGAGCATTGTGGACCGCTCACTTAATCCAATCATGAGTAGAGACGAGTTCTATTCTGGCTGTTATGGTCGCGCTTCAATCAACTTCTATGCTTTCAATGTTTCATCCAAAGGTATCGCTGCTGGATTGAACAATCTCCAGAAGCTCGAAGATGGAGAGATGTTGGCTGGTGGCTCAACCGCTGAAGAAGATTTCGGTGGAGATAATGCTGTTCAGGATGACGATATGATGTAATTTCCTCTCTGCATCAATGAGTATAGTAGTTTAATGGTAAAACTTACTTCGGAAACCGTCTGTGGAAACCAAGTAAACGTGGGTTCGAGTCCCGCCTATACTCCTATTGGGATAGTAGCTTAATGGAAGAGCAGCGTGGTACCACTTAAAAACAACGAGAGCAAGATGCAGGTTCGAGTCCTGCCTATTCCACAATTCTATAATATCAAATAAAGAAATAATGGCAAAAAATCTTTTTATAGACGTTGAAACATATTCATCTGTAGATATTAAAGAGTCTGGAGCTTATAAGTATATTGAGTCACCAGACTTTGAAATTCTTATAATAGGATATGCTTTAGATGATGGCCCGGTAAAGATAGTAGATTTGGCTCAAGGTGAAGAAATGCCTGAAGAGTTTGAAGAAGCTTTGCTTGACCCGGATTGTGTAAAAGTGGCACATAATGCAGTATTTGAGCGCTTGAGCTTTAAGCGTATAGGATATAATGTTCCAGCAGAACAGTGGTATTGTACCTCTGTAAAAGCTGCGTATTGTGGTTTACCACTTTCTTTGGACGGAGTATCAAAGGCTCTTAATCTTACAGATAAAAAGCTAGATACTGGTAAAGCGCTTATTAAATACTTCTCATGCCCATGCAAAGCAACTCGAGTTAATGGCATGCGTACTCGGAATTATCCTGAACATGCTCCTGAAAAGTGGGAAATGTATAAGGAATATAACAAGTATGACGTACTTGCAGAGCGTGAGATATTTAAGAGATTAGAGGCATATATCATTCCTAATATTGAGCGCAAGATGTATGTGCTTGACCAGAATATAAACGATAGAGGTATTTTGGTTGATATGGAATTAGCAGAGTCTGCTATCGCAGTAGATAACACATATACTTCTATCTTAACGCAACATGCTCAACAGCTAACAGGGCTTGAAAATCCAAACTCGCCTGTTCAAATTAGGCAATGGATTGAAAAGACAACAGGATGTGTTGTTATGTCACTTTCAAAGGAAACAATGCCTGATTTAATGAAAGAGTTTGCAGATTATCCAGATGTTATCGAGTTGCTTAATATACGCAAAAAGCTCTCAAAAACGTCTATTAAGAAGTATTATGCTATGCTTAATTGTGCCATGAAAGACCATAGAGTCCGTGGTACATTTCAATTCTATGGTGCAAATAGAACTGGACGATGGGCAGGTAGATTATTGCAATTGCAGAACTTATCAAAAAATCATATATCACATATAGAAGTACCACGTGAAATGATTAGAGCGCGTGATTGGGAGTCGGTTGAGATGATGTATGATGATGTTGCAGATATTTTGTCCCAGTTAGTAAGAACAGCTCTTATAGCATCGCCTGGTAAAGTATTTAGTGTTGCAGACTTCTCAGCTATTGAGGCGCGTGTTATATCTTGGCTTGCAAATGAAAAATGGCGAATGGATGTATTCCGCGGAGACGGTAAAATCTATGAAGCTACAGGAGCAAAGATGTTTAATGTACCAATATCTGCTATTACAAAAGGTTCAGTACTTCGCGACAAATCAAAGATTTCAGAGCTTGCACTCGGTTATGAGGGCTCATTAGGAGCACTTAAGCGAATGGGTGGTGAACGTATGGGCTTATCAGATACTGAAATGATGAGCCTGGTGCGTAAATGGCGCTCGGCAAACCCTGCAATTGTAGATATGTGGAAAGAAATAGATGAAGCATCGAAAGAGGCTGTCAGATACCAAAGACCAGTATCATGCACATGTAGAAATATAATTTTCGACTGTAATGGTGAGTTTATGACAATACAATTGCCATCTGGCAGAAAGCTATTCTATTATGGGCCTAAATTCAAAGATAAGAAAATAGGCCGTTCTATGATGCCAACCCGAGTATTATGTTACCAAGGAGTTGTGCAAGAAACTAAGCAATGGGGCGAAATTGATACGTATGGAGGCAAATTAACAGAGAACATTGTACAAGCTATTTCAAGAGATTTACTTGGCAATTCTATGTTAAATCTTGAGGCTAATGACTATCATCCTGTGTGCCATATACATGATGAAGTTTTGTGCGAAGTCCCAGAAGAGAATGCTCAAGCATATTATGAAGAAATGGCAAGCATTATGGGCACTCCTCCTGAATGGGCATCAGACCTTCCACTAAGAGCAGATGGATATACAACACCATTCTACTTAAAAGATTAAAAATATGATTTGGCTGTGTTTATATATTGTTTACGCATATTATGCAAGTAGATAAATTGAAATATGATGAAAATTTGAGCATAGCAGTTGGACTAAATGTTTCAAGTAAAGTATGGAAAAATACCAAAACTACTTGGAGCAATTTAGTTCAAAAGCTAGCTACTCCTGTAGTAACCGCTGAAACATATAAGCGGTTTATGAGTGCCACAAAAGAAGAGCAAAGTAAGATAAAAGACGTAGGCGGATTTGTAGGCGGATTTCTTACAAATGGTAGGCGTGATAAAACAAATGTACTTTACCGCCAGTTAATTACATTGGATATTGACTTTTCTCACGAGAACTTTTGGTGGGACTTTACAATGCTATTTGATTGTGCCGCGGTTATTCATTCAACTCATAAGTCATGCCCTGAAAAGCCACGACACAGATTGATAATTCCACTTGATAGAGAAGTATCGCAAGAAGAATATCAAGCTATTGCCCGAAAAGTCGCTGGAGACCTAAACATTGATTTGTTTGACCAGTCGACTTTTGACGTAAATAGACTTATGTTCTGGCCGTCTGTATCATCAGATATGGAGTACTACTTTGAATTTCAAGACGGACCTTTCCTTGAAGCTGATTATATTCTTGGGCTATATAATGATTGGCATGATACGAGCGAATGGCCAACTGCTACAGATAGCACAGATGTAATAATGCAAGCTATCAAAAAGCAAGAGGACCCAGAAGATAAAAAAGGCATAATTGGTGTTTTCTGCCGTACTTATACTATACAAGAAGCCATTGAGACTTTTCTTTCAGATGTATATACACCAGCTGGAGAAGGGCGATATACGTATATAAATGGCTCTACAGCTGCGGGCTTAATAGTCTATGATGATAAATTTGCATATTCTCATCATGGAACAGACCCTGCTGGAGGTAGACTATGTAATGCATTTGACTTAGTTCGCATACATAAATTTGGCCATTTAGATACAGGCAAAGAAAAAGAAGACAAAGATAAAAAGAGCTTTAAGGCAATGGAAGAATTTGCCTCTAAGGACTCTACAACAAAAAAGCATATTGCTGAAGAAAAGTTTGCTGAAGCTAAATTCGAGTTTGCAGAAGAAGCAAAAGCAGAAGTTCCTGAAAAATATGATACTTCATGGACAGAAGAGCTTGACGCTAATACAAAAGGCGAATATGATAATTCTGCCAATAACTTGAATATAATAATTCAGCATGACCAATTCTTAAAAGATGTATTTAAGCTAAACATTTTTGATAATAAAAGATATGTTACACGTTCGTTACCATGGCGTAAAGTCGATACTGTGGAGCCTCTTCGTGATGTTGACTATTCTGGTGTTCGTAATTACATTGAGTGTGTTTACGGCATTGTGTCAAGTCAAAAAGTGGACGACGCGCTTGCGCTTGAATTTGAAAAGAAAAAGTTCCATCCGATAAGAGAGTATATATGCGCTCAAAAGTGGGATGGCATACCGAGAGTTAATACATTATTGATTGATTATTTTGGAGCAGAAGATAACGCTTATACTAGAGCCGCCATTAGGAAGACGTTGGTGGCGGCTGTTGCGAGGGTATTCGAGCCAGGTATTAAGTTCGACACAGCGCTTATACTTGTCGGAGAACAAGGAACATATAAAAGTACTTTCGTTAAAAAGCTCGGCATGGAATGGTTCTCAGATACATTCACGACTGTGCAGGGCAAGGAGTCATTTGAGCAGATACAAGGGGCGTGGCTGATTGAAATGGCAGAGCTTTCAGGCCTTAAGAAAGCAGAAGTAGAGTCAATCAAGCACTACATATCAAAAAGAGAAGATATGTTCAGGCCAGCGTATGGTAGAACAGTAGAAACATATAAAAGGCAGTGTGTATTTTTTGGTACTACTAATAACAAAGATTTCTTACGTGACCCAACAGGAAATAGACGATTTATGCCTATAGACGTAAGGCCAGAATATGCTACAAAGTCTGTAAATGATGACCTTACACAAGATGAAGTAAATCAAATATGGGCTGAAGCATATCAGTTATATTTAGCAAAAGAGCCTTTATACCTCGTTGGTGATGAAGATATAATTGCTAAGATTGAGCAGCATAAACACTCAGAAGCAGATGAGCGAAAAGGTATTATTGAAGAATATCTTAATACTAAATTTCCAGATGATTGGGATAAAATGGACCTGTACGACAGAAGACGTTGGCTTGAAGACCCATTGTCTAAAAACGGTACAGTACAAAAAGACTTTGTCTGCATTGCTGAAGTATGGTGTGAGTGCCTCGGCAAAGATAAGACAGAAATGTCAAGATATAATACCAGGGAGGTTAATGAAATTCTTAGGTCATTGCCTGAATGGGAAGCTATAGCATCCACTAAGAACTTTCCTTTATATGGTAAACAGAAATACTATAAACGTAAAGATAGCTTATTATGATTGACTTTAAGTGTAATTGCGCTATATGCCATAGGCTTATAAGCAAGAAAGATAAGAAAAATTACCCGTTTGAAATTGACAGTATTAAACTTTGCTATAATCATTTTCAAATGGTATTGCGTGCTGGATTATTACTTGAAGGCATGGACGATGAATGGCATTTTATTAACGCTAATGATATAAGATTATTATGATAGCAAATTTTTATAAACAACTTTCAGGTCAGAGTATAAAAGAAGCAACGTTGTTATGCTCAAAGAATATAGAAAGCATACCAAAAATAGATATGTTAGTTAAATTCTCAGGCCAATATTTTAAGGTTATTAAAGTAATTTTTAATATCGATACAATAGAATATGATATTTATATGAAAAGGTATGGAAATAACTAGTGAGAAAGTTATAGAGCGAAAGCTAGTAGAACTAGTCAAATTAAATGGTGGTATGTGCATAAAACTGCTGTGTGACCAACTTATAGGCTTACCAGATAGAATGTGCTTATTTCCGGGCCATAAAATAGTTTTTGTGGAATTAAAAACAACTGGACGAAAGCCTAAGCGCATACAGGCATATATGCACAATAAGCTTAGAGCTTTGGGCTTTAGAGTTGAAGTAATAGATACAGTAGAAAGCGTAATAAACTTTGTAGATGATATTGTATTAAGCAAATGAAAGAAACAGATTTACATAAATACCAATTAGCTTGCGTGCAGCATATAATCGAGCATCCATTTTGCGGTGTATTTGTAGATATGGGCCTTGGCAAAACCATATCAACTCTTACTGCTATAAATTATCTGATGTTTGATTATTGTGAAGTTAATTCTGTATTAGTTATAGCTCCAAAACGAGTGGCTGAGTCAGTTTGGCAAGAAGAAGCAGAGAAATGGGAACATACAAAGCATTTGCGCTTTTCTAAGATTATAGGTACTGCTAAACAGCGAATAGCAGCTGTTATGGAAACAAAAGCTGATATTTATATCATATCAAGAGATAATGTTGCATGGCTTTGTGCTTTATATGGCGGAGGCAAATTACCTTTTGATATGGTAGTAGTTGATGAGCTTAGCAGTTTTAAGTCTTATAAATCAGAGCGTTTTAAGGCATTACGTGGTGCAAGACCTTATCTTAAAAGGTTAGTAGGACTAACTGGTACACCTGCTCCAAATGGACTTATTGATTTGTGGCCTCAAATATATCTTATGGATAGAGGCGAGCGTCTTGAAAAGACAATATCCAGATATAGAGAAAGGTATTTTCGGCCAGGTCAAACGAATGGTCATGTCGTATATTCATACGATTTGATGAGTGACTCAGAATATCTAATACATAAGAAAATAGAGGATATTTGCATAAGCATGAAAGCCGATGATTATCTTGAAATGCCGTTTAGGACAGATAACTATATAAAGCTTAGAATGCCTGAAGCTCTAAAGAAGCAATACGATGACTTTGAAAAGAATAAAGTGCTTGACTTAATAAGTGCTGCTGAAACGATTGAGCAAGAAGACGAAAATGGCAATTCAGTATTTGTTGAAAAGCCTGTGGAAGTAAACGTAGTCAATGCCGTTGCCCTTTCAAATAAATTACTTCAATTTGCTAATGGAGCTATATATGATGAAGAAAGAAATGTGTTTCCAATTCATGATATTAAGCTTGAAGCTCTTAAGGAGATAATTGAAGATGCAAATGGCCAATCTGTGCTTGTAGCATGGACCTATCAATTCGATAGGGATAGAATCGTGGAATATCTTAAAAAATATAAGCCAAGAGAGCTTAAAAACAATAAAGATATTGAAGACTGGAATGCTGGTAAAATACAAGTTATGTTAGCACATCCAGCATCAGCAGGCCATGGGCTTAATCTTCAAGCAGGAGGTAGCATAATAGTTTGGTTTGGGCAAACATGGAGTCTTGAATTATATCAGCAGTTTAATGCTCGATTATATCGACAAGGACAGCAAAATCATGTTGTTATAAATCATTTGATATTGCAAGGCACTCACGATGAAGATGTAATCAGAGCACTTAAAGCAAAAGATAAAAAGCAAAATGCCTTAATGGATAGCATAAAAGCAAAAATTGACAAATATAAAAAATTTATGTAATATGGGACGTAATGGAAAACAAGCTCCGGTATTTCCGGAAATGGTAAAATTTGTTAACGATAATGTTGGCAAAGTAGTAAGTTCAAAAGAAATTCTGCTTGGTAAAGAACCAGGTAGAAACTCAGAAACTGCATATCTTTATAAGTTTGTAAAACTTGGGTATGTAGAGCCTGTAGGCGATAATAGCTTTGTGAAAGATAAAACAGCAAGCTTTAAGGTGATAAAAGAATTTCCTAAGCATTACAATTCTGTTATGTTTATGGATGAAATGAGAGTGGCAAACGGATTTATAGCTAATAGTCATGCGCGAAAAGTATATTAAAATATCAAGGTTAAAGGTTGGAGATATATTCTGTTATCGCAATGTAATATATGAGGTAGTTATGAAAAATAAATGGTCAACTACATGTAAATATATAAATGATGCTATAACTCCTATTCCTAAATATCTTTATTGTGATTTTAATAATTATACAAAAGTAGAAATATGAAAGCAACAGATGTACAAATAGGTGGTAACCATTATAAAGATATGGCTATGCAACCAATAGAGCTTATAACTGCTTTAAGATGCTCTTTTATACAAGGATGCATTATAAAATATATTAGTAGGTATAAAGCTAAAAATGGAGTGCAGGATATAAAGAAATGTATTCATTATGCTCAACTAGCTATTCAGCTAGGAGACAAAAGAAGATGCAACGATAAAGCTCTCTCTCTTAACATAAATAAGTTTATTATTAAAAATAAACTGACGATACTTCAGCGGAGAATTATTACTCAAACTGCATATAATAATTATGAGCAAGTTATTCAATTTTGCAAAGAATTACTGCAAATAGAATATCCAGAAGAGCAATAAAATCTGGCCAAGTTAAGAAGTGTTAAGTGAGTGCATTTTATAATGAAAAAATTTTCTATTCTCGGAGAAAATTAGTATATTCGCATATCTAAATAAAGATAATAAAATGGACAAGAAAAGAACCTTTCAGCAAATAGCCAAAGATATAAAGTCAACATGGCTTAATGTATATTTTGGTGCGGTGCCTTATTTAGAGGCAATGTTAACACTTGACACTTCAAACCCGAATGTTATGTATCTTTATGATACTGCAGGAGATATTGTTAGATACTTCTTGGCAAATGCACAAACATTTAGAGGTGCTGATGCAAAAAGATTAAAAGCAGAACTAAAATCAATGCTGTAATGGGCGAGATACTTAAACTGCTAAGAGAGAATAATGCAATGCTTAAAGAAATATTATTTTTCCTTAAGCGATATGAAGAAAATGATGATATGAGGCAGTTTAGTATAAACGTTGCGGCAGACCTCTTTGTAGAAATGCTTGAGGATAATCCAGATTTAAAAGACAAAATAATAAATAATTTTAAGCAATGAGTAACATTTTGAAAAAAGCAGACCAAATCGTAAATGAGCGCTCAGAGGAAAAAGAGCGTCAATACGGGCCGTTTCAGGCATCAATGAAAAGAGCAGCAGCTCTCTATAATTTGATGTCGTCTAAAGACCAGCAAATAACAACCGCTGGTATGTATAGAGCTATGATAGCTCTTAAGTTATCGCGTGAGGCTTATGCGCACAGAGAGGATAATCTTCTTGATGCGATTGCTTATATAGGCTCTATGAATGACTACTTAGAAGAACATAAAGAAATTTTTAATGACAAATAATCATGAAGCAGTTTATTAAAAATTTTTTAATAGGTTTATGCCTTGCACCTATAGCAACAGTGATAGCATGTGTAATGATTTCGCCTATATTTATTACGATGTATGTGCATAGTGAATGTATACAAGGGCTATTACTGTTAGTATATATGGCTTTATTATTTGCCGCCATTGTGTCGACTATTAACAAACTATCAAAAAAATAATAAAGAACTTAGAGATAAAATTAAAAATAATTATGGCAAAAGTTTATAACACAACAGACCTCAGACCAGACCAGGCGTTTGAGCGTCATGTATTCCACAGAGACCAGTTTGCGCATTATTTGCGTTGGACTCACATTTTGAAAGAAGCCAAGATAGGTGAATCTATCGTTGATTTTGGCTGCGGGGCCGCTAATTTACTTGAGGTGTTATACCGAAACAAATTTAAGCAGAAAGAGTATATTGGTATTGATATTCGCGAAAAAACAATTCAACAAGCTGCTGAAAAGTATGCGGATGTACCTTGGGCTCATTTCTATGTTGCTGACCTTGCTAAAAACTACATGGATTTCAGCAAGTTTAATGCTGACAAAGTCTGTGCTTTTGAAGTGCTTGAGCATGTTGGCAAACAGAATGCAGATGCATTTTTGGAGAACTTTAAGGCTTGTGGCAATAATAACGCTACTTATTACCTTTCAACTCCAAACTATGACCCATCTGTAGGAGCAGCTGGTAATCATACTTATGACTCAGGTGATGGTCGCGGAGTTGATGTGCAAGAGTTTGACCATTGGGAACTTGAAGGCATATTGTTGAAGCATTTCAGCATAGTAAAGAAGTTCGGTACATTTGCTTCAGCTAAAGACTATAAGCCACTGATGAACGATTGGCAACAGAAAATGTTTGATGCTCTTAAAGAGTATTATGACTCAAACCTCATTGCCAATATCATGGCTCCTATGTTCCCGGATGCTTCACGTAATACTCTTTGGGTATTAAAGCGTAAGCCGGGAGATGTAAAAGTTGCTCCTAAAGCCACTGAGCAGCCAAGTTTATTCGATGACGATTTAATGTAACAGATATGAAGATAAAAGAAGCTTTATTCAAACTCAATGACTTTTGCAATGCAAATAGAATTGAGTATATGGTAACAGGTACAACTGCTCTGGCTATGCTCGGAGTTCCGTCTAATCCACAGGATATAGATATAAAGGTATTTCATTTGAAAGAAGAGCAGGAAGCAAAGTTAAAAAAACTTCAATTCCTATCTGGCTTTGAGAATGAAAACTATGAAGGAGGCGAGTGTTACTCATTTGTAATTGATGGAGTAAAGATAAATGCTATCATTGACAAGACTGAAAGCTATGATGAGATTATATCTAAAGAGGTAGTATTGGATATAATCGACGAGCCTCGTGCAAAACATCATCTTATAGGTGTTCAGCTAGTAGCTCTCGCCTTAAAAGATAAGATGAAGCTCAGAAGAGATAAAGACAAAACATATATGTTGAACTTAATTGCTAATTTGGCATTATTATGAAAAGTTTAATTTCAGTAACTCCAAGAGAGTTTAAACGCAACTTCAATGAAGTAATGGAAATGTGCACAGATATGTGCATGACAACCAATCAGGAGATTATTATCACTGTTCCTACGAGCAGAAAGTCAAATACTCATGCAGAAATAGCCAAGCTTATTCCTGTAGAAGGAGGTATTAAGTATGAGTACAATAAAGAACTTATGGATAAGCATGGCATTAATGCTTCTAATCCTAAGCTTTCAAAAATTGGAGCTATCATGGCTGATGCTTTTGAAAAAGAAGGAGTTTACAGCCTTATAAGTCCAGAAGTTGAACATAAACTTGCTAGAGCTGTAGAAACAGCAGCTAAGGAACTTGTTAAAATGATGTAGTCATGAAATTTGCAAAAATAAGAAATGTAAAGTCCCCTGTTCGTGGGACTGGTAAAGCAGCAGGAATTGATTTTTTCGTTCCTAACTTTGGCAGTAACAAAGGCTTTATTGTAAATCCAGGAACTGATGTTTTGATACCATCAGGTATTAAGATGGAAATTCCAGAAGGATATATGCTTATGGCAGCCGATAAATCAGGAGTTGTAACTTCTAAATGGGCTTGCCTTGGAGCTGGTAGAACACCGAAAGCAGAAGCATTTGAAAGCATTGTTATCCTCGGAGCCAAGATTGTAGATGAAGATTACCAAGGTGAAATTCATATACATGTTGTTAATGTCGGCAAAGCCAAAGTCCACATTAAGCCAGGTATGAAAATAGCACAATTTATTCTTGTGCCTGTATCGTATGAAGGCCTTGAAGAAGTTTCTGAGTCAGAGCTTTTCAGCCGTTCATCTGAGCGTGGTGATGGAGCACTTGGGTCTACTGGGTCATATTAAGGATTGATTTTCACATTATTCTCGCGTGCAATATCGCGCTTTAAGTACATGAATGATTGAATAATAATGGAATAATAAGCGTGCTCTAGAACGCGCGAGAATATATAAACTTTAAGCACATGAAACAGCTCAAGAAGAAAACAGTTGAAATTCCACAAGTCATTTATACAGACCAATTTCTTAGATTTGTGGCCGTTTATGCCAACAGGTTTAAGGCTACAAATGGATATGGCAGATGGCTTGCTGAATATAGACGAATGGATGAGCATGGATGGTTTAAGCCAGAAAAGTTGAGAGAGCTTTATATCGATATATTAAAAGATACAAGTACTTTATCTTATATATACTGGGATGCAGTACATTATATTTGTATACAAGCTCTTGATGCTGCTAAGGCTTTTGCTTCTGCAAACTCATTTGATGTCAGAGTTATAACTGGCGAAATTGCAGTAAATGATGACGACGAAGAACTTACAGGCTTATCTATGGAAGAAGCAATAAGTATTTGCAATGCCATGAATGAGGAAGCTGAAGAATTGTTGTTTAGAGTTTATAACAGTAGCACCAATAAAATAGTTAAATGATATGGCAACTATAGCTGAAAATACACTAATAATAGACAGCCCTAATGACTTAGAGGCTGAAATGTGTAGATACAATTGCCATACTAAAGAAGAACTTGAAGAACTTCTTTGGTATGATTATGGAGCAACTCTAGTATTAACTTATGAACATGAAGAGGCATGAATATAGCTTATAAAAATGCTACTGAGGCTTTTGAAGACCTATATGCTTTTATTATGGGCCAAGGAGTAAATACTAATGTTGGAACAAAAGCTGTTTACAATGTTGGTTTTTATTTACTTAATCCTCAGCAACGCATCATAACAACAGAATGGCGTAAATTCAGCGAACGATATGCAGAGCGCGAATATGCCTGGTATATGTCTGGAGATAGGAGTGTAGAAAACATTAAGAAGTTTGCTCCTATGTGGGATAAAATACATGGTGGAGATAACATTGTTAATTCTAATTATGGTTGGCAATGGACCCGCAATGGCCAATTGGCAAAATGCATTGAACAGCTTAAAGAGAACAAAGATACTCGTCAAGCTTGGTTTACTATATTTGATGGCAAAGAAAAAGATGACTATAAGTATGATACACCCTGTACGTTATCAGTCGGATTTGATATTAAGCCTCAAATAGGAACTCTTGATATGTGCGTAACTATGCGAAGTAACGATTTGGTTTATGGTTTTTGCAATGACCAGTATTGCTGGACAAAGCTTCAACAATTAGTTGCAGATGAGCTCGGTGTACCAATAGGTACTTATTACCATTTTGCTCATGATTTGCATATATATAAGAGACACTTTGATATGCAAGAAAAGTATTATAAACAACAACTTAAAAACTTATAAAAATGAAGCTGGAAGATTTGAAAGTTATTGATATTATTCAAATGCCTCAGTTTGAAAAGCATATTGAGGCTTTGATTAAGGATTTGTACTTAACTCGTACGAAGATTATGAATGAACATCCTAGTGTTCAATTCAAAAGAGGCCCTATTGAAAGATTGCAGGAGAAAAAGGTATTTGGGCCTAAAGCTCTTGCTGCTCTTTACGCGAAAGTAGTTGACAAGACTATAAATGCGAGTGAATATCCTTCTACGCTTAGAACTTTTATTAAAGGAATAGGTGACGAAGCTTTTCATAGAACTTATGTTGAATTAAAGCAAGCAGAAGAGGGAGAAAAAGTAAAAACAATAATGGCTAAAAAGGAAGAAGATGAAAAAGGTGCTTAAATTTTTATGGAGATGTGTAGGTGTGCTTTATTTCCCTATATATCTATTGGCCTGGGTATTGCATAAAATAGCAAGACTCACACTTGCAATCGCATACTTTGGATTGCTTAACAAGCAAGCTGGAAAAGATATAATCAAGTCATTATTTAAGTGGCATGGAAGATATTAAGCAGTATGGAGACTTAACCGAAAAGGAACTCTTTGAATTTCTCGATGAAATTAAAAGCGATGATGAGGATATTCAAGAGGCTCAATCTGAGGCGATTGAAAAAATTACCTTGGAAGAAGAGCATGTTGAATTATCTGAAGAAGAGCAGGAAAACAGAGAGATTGAAGCTAGATATGGAGATAAAATGCCATGGACAGGCTTAGGTCCAAATAATTGCCAAGGTGTAAAACTGTTTGGACCTGAGGGACAGCGCAGAGCTGCGATGGCTAGCATAGAAGCTAAAAGGAAAAAGTCTCAACGGCTTAAAGAAGATAGAATACGTATTCAGCGTGAAGCTTTCAGGCAAGAATATATACGTCTAAGTGACCCTATAGGAAATGAAAGGATTAAGCTGTTAGTTTCATCGCTTGTTAAAGAACACACAAGAATGGTTGATAAATACTCAACTTATATAAACAAGCGATTAACTACTTTACTTAATCCTTTTATTCCACGTAGGTTAAGAATATGTAAAAGCTTATATCCTGACTCAATTCGTCCATGCCCTGGCTTTTTATATAAAGCAAGTGAGGAATATGGTGCTGGATTAACTTTCTGGGCAATGCCTAATATCCCATATTACTTTGCTCAAAATACAGAGCAGAAAGTTCTTATGGAGCATAAATCACCATTCTTGGTAAATGTGGACCAGTCCATAAAGTTCTATCATGAGCATCTTAAAAAAAGAGCGGACAAAGAGCTTAAATATGCTTCTTTAATATACCAAAAAGGTGTATACTCATACTTTGACTTGTTAAGACTTAATCCATTTTGGTATGAAGTTCTATATAACGATTTGCAAAACAAAATTAAAGAAATGGTATGAAAAGTAATAATACTAAATTAGCATTGCCAAGAATTTTAATCTATCAAGATGAAGACTGTAAAATCCTGGTAGATTATTTGGTGTATAATGGCTTTCAAGTAATAACCTCAACTGAGGATGATATACTAATCAAAATCAGAGAAAAGAATTATGACTTATGCATATTAAGTCATTATAAAACAACAGATGCCTCTATGAGGCTAAAGCCATTAAAATTTTTGCGCAAATCAGATGATAAAATACCTGTAATAATGGTATCAGATAAGGTCCGATATGAGTATGTAATTGAAGCATTTGATGAAGGTGCGGATGATTATGTTATAAGACCATATAACATTGAGGAGCTTATAAGAAGAATAAAAGCCGTTCTAAAAAGATGTGGTGTGCGAGTAAGAAGTATAGAGCCATCTTATGAGATAGGCAATTACCTGTTTAATACAGTAGATAAAATTCTTACTATAGGCAATGTAAAAACACAGCTTAATAATAAACAAAGCCAAGTTCTTGCTTTATTATGTGCCTATAAAAACGAAACATTACCCAAGAAAATACTTATGCAACAAGTATGGACTGATGATAACTACTTTAATAAACGTAGCTTAGACGTCCATATATGTATGCTGCGAAATATGCTTAAAATGGATAACCGAGTAGCTATAGAAACCATACGAGGAGTCGGTTATTCTCTCGTTATAGAAGAAGATGAAAGTTTAATGTAAAAAAGGCAGACTACAGAAAAGTAGTCTGCCTTATATTTCTCTCGTTCACTTGTTAAGCTACACGCTTCTTGAAATTCTTCAAAAAATACAAGCTCATTTTTCCTGTTACAAAATCCTCATCTTGATTGCCTGTATGAAAACACTTAAGGCCATATTTATTGGTATAAACCTTAAAATCACCGCGTAATTCTCTCGTTCCAGTTTGGTTATTAAACCACCACACTCTAATATGATTTGCATCAAGCCATTTTATTTGCTGTTGAATATATTTAGTAAGGTCCTCATATTCATCATAATCGGCTTGGTCTTCAACATACGGGACAAAGGTGCATTCTATAAGGTCTGAGTCATCAACTGCTTTCCAATCATCTTCTATATAAAAATTATTGGAAAACATTTCAGATACCTCATTGGCTTCTTCCAAATTGTCTTCGTCTAATGGCTCTTCGCCATAATACAAAAAGCAAAAAGCATCATTTGATATTTGCAAAGTCTGCTTTTTACTGTAATCTAAAATAAAATTGCTCATTTATTCTCCCGTTCTATAGTTTCACGATATTTCTTCTCAAGCTCTGCTATTTCATCTAAAGCAGCTTGAGGCTGAACTAATTGAACAGCGATTGGCAGTTCATTTCCTTCTTGCATCGCTTGAATTGACTGAGAGCCATCAAGCAAATTCTCTTGCTGTACCTCTTGGGTATTCTCTTGTTCATTTATTTCCATATTGCAATTATTTATTTTTGTTCAACATTTCTCTCGTTGGGCCTTGTGATATTCTCCTGTCCAATTGTGGCGGATATTCTCTCGGCCATTCTAGTACCGGATTGGCCATTCCAATATGGACAAATATCACATAACCGCTCATGTTTACAGCCTATACATCCGGTATAGCCGGACATAAGCCGCTCATTTTTAATGGCCATGCGGCTTTTATGTGTTCTAGTGTGTAACATTTTTTAACAGTTTCACTTTTGTTCTTTTATAGGCTAAAGTACAAAATAATCTTGATATAAATCACTGTTTTACAGACTTTAACATAAAAATTTTTCACTGGTTTATTGCAGCTTTAATATAAAAATATAGAGCTCTAAACGCCTCAAAAATATATGAAATTTCATTATTCTCGTTCATTCTCTCCTCATTTCTTTTTATAGATTTAGTTTACTATTATTCTCAAATAAAAGTGTCCTAGAAGCCAAGAAAATGAGTCAACTTTTTAGCCATAAATTTAACAGCTATTTATATAGCTGCTTGGTGGCTTAAAGCTCAAGAAAGTCCATGCCTCAATTCATATTATAGGCTTTATAAAAATACATTGATAGATACACTTCTTTTGACCTCTATCGCGTCGAATTGAGTTAACCCATATTATAGTACACCTAAAGCCTAAAAGTGTCCTAGAACGCGAAAGAAGCATGTTTCTATGAGTTTACATATTTTAACATAAATCGCAATAATACAAAAATAGCCGCATATTTAGATATGCAGCAAAAAAAGAGCCGCCTCTTTCGAGACGGCTCTATGGGAGAAACGGCGTCAGGTGGCTGTGTTATGCAAGTGACTCCTCTTCGGCTGTAGTCTCAGCAGGAGCTTCGGCAGTTTCTCCATTTGCCTGACCGGCGAGATATTCATCCAGCTCCTTCTTTGCATCCTCGAGTTGCTTCTTTTTGGCTTCCAGCTCTTCCTGAGCTTTCTGCAGCTTCTCCTCTGCCTTCTTCACATTCTCCTCGCAGCGAATTACGCGGTCCTGAGGAGTAAGCGGAGTGCGGGTTGCTGCTGCCTCACGGCGCTCCAAATACTTGGCATTGAGCTGTGCACCTTCTTCATCGAACTCTTCGGTAATCTTAATGCCCTCGGCTTTTACAACCTTGTGCATAGTCTTCGTTGCAAGCGGATTGCCTTCGATAGGAGCCGGAACTGAAATGCGGTAGAGCAAACGCTGAGCTCGTTTGTCAGGCACGATTGCCACAATACGGCCGACTACCATTTCAATGTGCTCTTCGCCGTTTTCGTCTGTAGTGCGGTATTTCTCAAATTCTACCGTTTTGCCCACGTTGCTGATAACTTCGTTAACCTCTTCGGCAATTGCTTCCGGTGTCCATTCAACTTTGTCTGCCGGGTCTTTTGCTTTGCGAGCGCGGGCTTTCTTCTCCGGCTCAACGACTTCATCCAGAATGCGAACAAGATTGCTGTCGTGTACCTTAACGATGCGGCGTCCGTCGTCTGTCTTGATTGCATAGAGCACCTTATTGCTGCGCTTCTCTTCAATCACTCCGGCGATATAGCCGTCAACCCATTCTGCAGTGTTGAAAGGAACTGCCTGACAACGGTGGTTAACGTTCTTCTTCAGCTCTTCGGCCAATGCGTGACGCTCCTCGTCGGTCATCTTTGGCTTTTTCTCCTGAGTTGCCTTGCTACCATTGTAGAGCGGGTTGAGTCCGCCATTCTCTTCAGCTGCTTTCAGAGCGGCTTCTTCTTCTGGAGTGAGCGGAGTTTCATCCTCGTATACAGGAGTTTCTGCAGGAGTTTCAGCTTTAGGAGCCTGAGCCTGTTCACGAGCTGCGAGTACTGCCTCGATAGCTGCCTTGTCTTCATCACTTGCTGTTGCCAGAAGGGCATTCAGCTTCTTGGTTGTCATCTGAGCAAATTTCTTTGTTGCCATAATACTGTAATTTTTGAAATTGTTATTAAAACGTTATTTTGTTATTTTCGATATGCAAATATACAAACTATTTTCGAACTAGAAAAATTATTTGAGTATTTTTTATCTGTTTCTATGTTAAAAAATGTCAACCGTAATTCTTTATTTCTTAAACGGCCCCAGGAGTCCTAACGTACTTATAGAATATCCTTCTTTGCCAAAGAATTTAAGTGCCATATTTGCCAATTTCGTGGTCCCTAAGGCGTCCGAAGACGCTACTATGATAGCTACATAACCCTCTTCATTGGACACGATAGCGCAATCCGAAATGGCTTCTACGAAGTCCTCCATGCTGTTCAAGTTCTCTCGAGTTACCTCAACTTGAAGACGATAAGCCGTTACGAACATTTCATTTTTCTTCACTGCCATTGTCTTGAGCTGTTTCTTGGTTAGTTACCTTGCGGCTCCACTTGATACCAACCTCAAATAAGCCGTTTATCCATGCAAAGCAGATTGTAATAGCCGCTTTTGTCTTCTTCTCTGATTTGTCTACCAGGACAGTAGGAAATATAAGAAATGTTCCGTTGTCCAGCTTGTCAGTTGAAAATTTTACTGTTACCATAATGCTGTAAATTTTGAATTGTTATTGAATTTGTGCCGCTGGTGGTATCGCTCCACGCTTAAAGCCAATCCTCTTGCAGCGGCTAAGGTTATGCATTCTCTTGAGAAGTGCCGTCCCATTCTGTTTGCTGTTCAAGCACAATGTATCGTGCTTTCTTCGTGCGGCACATAAGAGCCGCATAGCTCTCTGCGTCTGTCAGGTTGTCGAACTTCTCCATAATCGTGGGTTGAAAGATTGCGCCATAAGCGACTGCTACATAAAAAACTTTTGTTTCCATATTCATTTATTATTTAAGTTTCAAATCTGGCTTGCGCCATATCTTTTTAAGTATATGCAAATATACATATTTCTTCTGAATTAGAATACTGCTTCAGGAACTTTTTTCGTTAAAAAATGTTGGTTATTATTTGGCTCCCATCTGAGCAGCGTATTCGTCAATCTGTTCTCTCGTAAGCCATTCAGGCTTTATCGGCAACAAATCGTAAAGCTCTCGCATTTTATCAATTTGTTTCTGCTCATCATGAGCCCAAAGGCTGTGATTTGCATTACGGTTACCGTAGCCGAGGTAATATTCACAATCGCAGCGAAGGCGGTCGAGCAGCATGTAATTAAATCTATCGTCTGCCATATTAGTAAATTCTTTGGAACTTGTGAAGGTAAATTCTCTTGCCAGTGCTCTGGAGAACGGCATTCTCTCGGTCTGTCGAGTCAATTTCAGCACAGTCGCCATATCGGCCATAAGTCACCTGGCAACCCAGTTCCGCGGCCTTGATTGACAAGGCTTTCCACTGTTTTTCAGTGTACTCGTTACGGTAGTACGTTTTAACCATTTTACTGTAATTTTAGTTGTTATACATTAGTGCCCTCCAGCAGAGTCGAACTGCTGCCTCCTGTTGGGAGTTCTCCCGAGAGGGCTATCCGCTTTTAGCGGATATTCACGCCGTTTTCGTCTACAGTTATCACTTCGACCAGCATTGCCTTGCCAGGTATTTCTCTTGTCTCGGTAATTTTCTTGCCGTCCTCTTCACGCTCTACTGTCTCCTTTTTCGGTTTGTCCTCTTTGTAGATACAGTAAGTGTGTTCGTAGTAGCCGCGCAAGTCGTCGCGTTTTGCTGCGTCCTTGATACACTCGAGGATATTTTTTTCGGCATAGTAGTGGCATTCACTGGCAAACATTCTCTCGCCGGTTACTTCCTCGTTGTCAATTCTTACTTCTCCTGTTTCCAACATGCTGTTTGGAATGTTCGTCAATACGAAACGGTAATTTCTGTTTACTTTCATTGCTGTAAATTTTTATTGTTAATTCTCTTGTTCCCGGCAGTGGAGTTGAGCCACTGATGCCATTACGGCCATTCTCCCGCCCGGGATGTTCTCCTGTTATGCGAGCACTTCGTACAGTTCTTCAAGCGGCTCCGGTATTCTCTCGTCTATTTCTCTCGCCAGCTTTTCCATTGAGCCACAATATACGTGATACCTTTTTAACATATAATCACGAATTTTTTTAATTTCTCCGAATGATAATTCGAACAAGAATTTTTCTAACTGTGTCATATTCTTTATTGTTTTATTATTTATATTGTAAATATACTCATTTTATTTGAACCGGAAAAACTTTTTATGTTAAATTTTCAATCTGTATCTGTTAATTTTTGTTTCCAGATTTTGATTTATTTCGTTCATTATTTCCGATATGTAAATATACAAATAATTTTTGAACCAGAAAAATTTTTCATGATTTTTTTTGGAAATTTTTTTGCCTGTAAAATAAATAACATATAAAAATTTTACGGGTTAAATCGTATTAAATTTCCTGGTTGTTTCGTTAATAAATTAAAATAATAATTTTATACCTGTCAGCTAATAAAATAATTGGAACCTGAAAATATATTTGGTTAGGAAGTGTTAAATTTTCGTTAAACCTTGTTGGAGGAGAGGCTATGAGCCTGTAAATGGTTTGGAACCTGAAAATTATTTTAGTTAAGAGTCGTTAACAGGCTGATAGCCTTATAGAACTTTAACGAATTAAACCATAATTAACGAATTAGGCTGTCAGGCTTAATGCTTTTTAACCAAATAAATTTTTATATTTTGAAAATTTTGCCTGTGTGGAAATTAGGCCCCTGCTGCAGTGCCTGGGTGCCCCCTTATATATAGTATATAGAGCCATGTCCATAGGCAGAAAAATTTTTTGGCTTCAAATCATTCTCGCAAATTGCCACCAAATCAAAATTCGCAAAGGCCATCATTCAGGCATTCTCGCAAAAAGGCTGTAAACAATGTAAACAATAATAAACAATGCATTGTTTCTTGATAAGTGATTGATTTTCAATGAGTTAGATATAAATAAACAATATAAACAATAATTATCTAGTAGACCGTAAAATATGATTTGATAGTATTTTATAGAGCTAATAATAGGCTTGTCAGAAACTATCAAACTAAAAATAGGATGTATAGGGAGATTGGATTTTTATTTATTTTGTTTATTTCATTCTAACTCATTGAAAATCAACAGCTTGCGCAATAAACAAAAAATAAACATAGGGTAAACATAAACTATCTTGTATTTATTTTCTATTCTCGCAAGAAAAATTACCAAAATGATATTTTTAACAATTAAAATATATATCGTTTGAATTATATTTTGTATATTTGCACTATAAAATAAAAATTCACAGCTATGCTAGAAATATGCAATAAAAAAATCGAGGTCGATAGCCCTGATAACCTCACATCTAAATTCGCGATATTTATCGTTGAATTTGAATATGATAATAGGGTGTATGTAGGCCACACAATTATGCTATCAGTAAAAACAGAATTAAGAAAATTTATAAATTCTGTATTAGACGATAGCATAAAACAAAATGTACTTCTAAAAGAGTCAATGAAATATAGTAACACCCTATATGTATCTATAAAGGAGCCAAGCGAATATACATTAGATGCTTTATTTAAGCTTAAGTATAAAACTATATTATTAAATAGCTGCTATGAGCCTTATGGCTTTAATAAAATATATATGGCAGGCAATAAGTATGAAGAAGAAAAGAAGTATATAAGACTTGTGCGCGACCAAATAGGAGATAAATACGAAAAAGTAGTATTAGCTTCTAATGCAAGACCTATAAAAGAATATGCTTATGAAAAAGGCAAAGGCTATACAGAAGTGGCAGAATGGCCTTCTATTACAGCCGCGGCAAGACACTATAGCTTAAATGCCAGTAATATAGCCGCATGCTGTAGTGGCAGATTAAATACAGCTTATAAACGCTTATGGAGATATTCAGATTAAAAAGAAATTGATATGAAAACAGATAAAATAGCACAGAAATTAGCAGATATATTGCCAAACAGGCCAGTAGTTCCTGGAATGTCTAATCCAGACACATCCAAGCTTGTAGAACAAGAGGCCACGCGCATTAAATCAAAACAAGATGCAAAGGAATTGGCTCGTATTAAGTATCTTGAAAAGCAGAAGCTTAAAAATCTTCAAGTTAAACAAGAAAAGCGTCAATTATTAGCAGAAGAGCTTGGCATGGAAGAAATACCAGATGGTCAAACTGAGTTTCAAGCCAAACGTATCGCGGAGCAGCAAAAACGAGTTGAGGCTATTGAGGCACTTGAGGCTCAGACTGTAGAGCCGCTTAAAGCAACTGAGTTAGCAGAACGTCATGACTCGGGCAGAGGTTCATATTCATCAGCTATACGCTCAGCACTTCAGTTACAAGGAGCATCAAGACCTGAAATAACAAAACTTCTTACTAGCCTTAATATCAATTTAAGTGTTCAGCTTACAAAGCAAGACACGGCTAATTTATTGGCTTGTTTATTAACATGTAACCACTCGCAGCTACAAGCCTTAACGGCTAATAAAAAAGTGCCGGTTGTAATAAAAACTGTAATTAAGCGCCTTATTGAAGACGAAAAGCTAGGTAACATTGAAACTATAGAAAAATTATGGGATAGAATATTTGGCAAAGGACCTATGCAATTAAGTCTCCCAGAAGGACAGCAGCTGCAAACTGGAATAATACCAAATCAACCGGTGTCCAGAGAAGCTTATATTTTGATACGTGATACTTTAATTAAATAGCGATATGAACATTTTAGTAGAAGAAACAATGAGAGCCAAAGAAATAGCTCTTTCACATGACTATCTTACTAAAGTATTGGATTATAATAGTGAGACAGGTGAGTTTATATGGAAAATAAGCCCGAGTAGAAACATAAAAGTAGGAACTAGAGCTGGTGTTGTAAATAAAACTGGCTATAGACTTATAAGCATAAATAATATAAGATATAAAGCCGGCAGGCTAGCCTGGTTTTATCATTATGGAGAATGGCCTTCAGATGAAACACCACAGATTGACCATATAAATGGCAATAGGTCAGATGACCGCATAGTTAATTTAAGGCAAGTTACAGATGAGCAAAATAGTAGAAACCAAAAAGTTAGGTCTACTAATACATCTGGACGCACAGGCGTACAATTTCATAAACCTAGAGGTAAGTGGATGGCTGTTATAAGAAATAATGGCAAATATGAGTGCTTAGGTTACTATGCAAAATTCGAAGATGCTGTAAAAGCAAGAGAAGCAGCTGAAATAAAGTATGGATATACAGTAAGAAAGGAGGGATAATGGACTCGCTGAAAACAATGCAAGAAAGAGCTTTAGATACTACAAAGCCCGGAACTGTAAATCCTAAAGAACTTCTTCAGGTTGAATTACTATCTTCTTTTGAGAAGTATACAAAGTGCATGTTTAAGGCGCAATACCATAGAAGTTTTATAGTTGCAGAACACCATAAGAAAATGTTTGAAGTATTACAGGATGTTGTAGATGGTAAGTGTAAGCGACTTATTATCAATATAGCTCCACGCTATGGTAAAACTGAACTTGTTATCAAATCATTTATATCATGGTGTTTTGCATTAAATCCAAAATGTCGATTTTTGCATCTATCTTATTCAGATATACTTGTGAATGATAATTCTGAAACAATCAGAAATATCATGCAAGAAGAGCTTTATAAGACTCTTTTTCCTAACTCAGCTCTTGCATCTGAAAAAGGGTCAGCTAAGAGATGGAAAACTAAAGCTGGAGGAGAACTTTATGCAGTATCAACTCAAGGCCAAGTAACTGGATTTGGTGCAGGAGCAGTAGACGAAGTACCAGATATTGATAAAATGGACGGAGGCAATGATATATTCACATTCGATGACCATACAAACGAGATGCTTGATATGATAGGAGCTACAACAAACATTTTCCAAGGCGCAATTGTGATTGATGACCCAATTAAGCCAGAAGATGCTGAGTCAGATATTGTTCGCGAGCGCATCAACATGCGATTTGAAAACACAATTCGTAACCGTACTAACTCGCGTAACACTCCAATCATTATAATAATGCAAAGGCTGCATGAACATGACCTTTGTGGCTATTTGCAAGAGATAGAGCCAGATGAATGGACTGTTTTATCACTTCCGGTTATACAAGTAGACTCAGAAACTGGAGAAGAACATGCACTTTGGCCAATGAAGCATACGCTTGAAGAGCTTTATAAGATGCGTGAGATAAATCCGCTTGTATTTGACACACAGTATATGCAGGACCCAACACCAAAAGAGGGTCTTATGTATGAAGGATTTAGAACTTATAAGATAGAAGAGCTTCCAACAGGCACAAAAGCACTTCAAAAGTGGAATTATACTGATACGGCTGACACAGGAGCCGATGATTTGTGCTCAATTTGCTTTATAAATACGCCTGAATACTGCTATATAACTGATATTTTGTTTACGGATGCACCTATGGAGGTCACAGAGCCAAAACAAGCTGAAATGCTGACCAAAAATGGCACGGTTGAGGCCTTAATCGAGTCAAATAATGGAGGCCGTGGCTATTCACGTAATGTAAAGCGCATATTAAGAGTTGATTTGCGTAATTTCAGGTGTGCTATTAAAACATTTACACAGACAGAGAACAAAAAGGCCCGCATTTATACAGCTTCTGCTAATGTTCAAAGTGATATTTTGTTTCCAGAGGGCTGGGAGAGAAAATGGCCCAAATTTTATAAGGCTCTTATGTCATATCGTAAAGATAATAAGAAAAGAAACCAGCACGATGATGCTCCAGATTGCTTAACAGGAGTATATGAAATGCATGCAAGAAAAGGCGGACGTAAAAAAATACACTTAAGAAACTAAAAATTCATATTCTCGCATTATTCTCGTAATTTCTAGGCTTCTAATTATATATGAATGATAAATCATAAGCCTTGAATGAACATAGTGCGAGAATATGAGATAAAAAATACCTCTATAAAAAATGTTAAAAGCAGTACAACTTATAAAGAAATTTAGTATATTTGCACTGTGGAGAAGTCAATTCGAAGCAAAAATACAGGTAATTCGATGCAAGTTAAGGGTAGCTGCTCGGTAGTATTAACATTAAAAACATAAATAATATGGGATTAAACTGTGGATGCCCTGCCGGTGCTCATATCGCCGATCTTGAGATTGCTGAATGCAAGGAGAGTATGGGGCAAGTTCAAAAAGTTGCATTCCAGCGCATCTATAAGACAGCTGGAACAAAGAACTCTGTCACTGACCCGACTAAGAAAGCATCGTTTTCTACCTTGTTTTCTGCAGCTGATGGTTCTAAGATGACAGTTTCTCCGTATATTCAAGGACCTACTTCTGAGCCTGGTGCAGCTCGTACATTCGGCGGTGGTAACCAGACACTTGGAGGTATTGAGATTACAATTGGCCGTGAGCCGACAACGTTCTCTGCCACTATCTATCAGGAAAGTCAGAAGACAATTGCACAGCTGAAACAGTACATGTGTGAAGAGATTGGTGTTTGGCTGATTGATGAAAACGGCAACATCGGCTGCTTGGTAGATGACCAGGATGAGCCTACAGCATACTTCCCAATTCCTATTGGTAAGTTCTTTGTTGGTGACAAAAAGCTTGGCGGTTTTGAAGAGCCGGACAGCAATACCATTGAATGGTCATTCTATCCTAACTGGAGTGATAACTTCTACATCATTAAGCGCGAAACATTGGACTTCAATCCTCTTACAGATTGGGTTAATGCCGCTTCTGTTGGGGCTTAAAACTTTCAGTTATGAGAAAGAAAAAAGAACAAACAGTAACGTTGGTTGTGCCTAAGTACAATATGAAGCAGGAGTTTGGCATTCAGCATGCCGAACGCCTGCTTGATATGGGCACAGCCATAAACGGTGGATGGGAATTACCTAAAGATAGCAATTATATTTACGACGAAGAAAATGGCCTTAGAGTTAAATCAGATAAAGCAAATTTTGCAAAAGCCGACTAAACGTCAGGCTATTCAGAAAGCTGTAAACATGCAGCGTCGTCTTAGATTTCATACTGAGACGAATGTTGCTGTATCTGATATTAACCAACCTACGACCATATTCCTTGATTGGGTAAGACAGTTGCTTCCGAAGGATAAATTCAACATATTCCTTCATCTGTTTAAATTTCCGTTGCCTACACCTGCTGTAGTTGAGGACGTTTATAGAGAACTCGAAAGGGTTTTCTATAGTCGTAACTCATCAAGCTCATACCAGTTTACAGACTCAGAGCTTGCAGAAGACTGGTCTCAGTATAAAAAGAATAACCTCAATGAGCCAGAGGTGTGGAAGACAACCGGATGGAAGAGAATGCAGGTATCGCCAAATAGTATTTTGGTAGTAGACCTTCCTCAAGTACAAACATCTTTGCGCCCAGAGCCGTATTTTTATTGGCTTGAGATTGATGCTGTAATTGATTACCAGACTTCTAAACTTGATGAAAATCAGTTTGAGTGGCTTATTTTCAAACAGCCGGAACATCGGATAGCTGTATTTGATGATACTTTTATAAGAGTATATCAGCTGAATGAGAAAAATGAAATTCAGTCACTTATTTCAGAGGCAAAGCACGATTTAGGATATTGTCCAGCTCGGTTCTTTTGGTCAACACAACTCAATGAGAAAAATAAAGACCTTAAGAAAAATCCAATTACAAAAGAGCTGTCAAATCTTGATTGGTATTTGTTCTTCTCTATTTCGAAGCAGCATTTAGACTTGTATGCACCTTATCCTATATATAGTGCGTATGAAGCTGATTGTAATTTTGAGAATAATGAGACTGGTGATTACTGCGATGGAGGTTTTCTACGCAATGCAAAAGGCGAGTATAAAATTCTCAATGATGGAACAGTTGAAAAGTGTCCTTGCTGTAGCGAAAAGCGTATAGCTGGTCCTGGTTCATTCTTAGAAGTTCCTATACCAAATCAATCTGAAGGTGTCGCAGATATGCGTAATCCTGTTCAGATAACTACTATCGATAAAGACTCACTTGATTATAATGTCAATGAGTGTGCAAGGCTTAAAAATGAGATTGTAATTTCTGTTGTTGGTTCAGGTGGTACTGTAAGTGAAAAAGAAGCCATCAATGAAACTCAGGTAACTGCTAACTTTGAAAGCAAAACCTCAGTTCTCAATGCCTTAAAGACCAATTTTGAATTGGCACAGAAATTTGTCGAAGATACTGTTTGCAAACTCAGGTATGGAGGTGCTTTCATATCATCTTCTGTAAACTGGGGTACAGAGTTTTACGTTTTCACAGTAACAGAGCTATATTCTAAGTACAAACAAGCAAAGGAGAATGGTGCGTCTAACTCAGAACTAGATGCTATATCGCAACAAATTCTTGAAGTTGAGTATCGTAACAATCCTTTGGTACTTCAGAGAATGCTTATCTTAAAGCAATTGGAGCCATATCCACATAAAACGCTGGATGAAGTGTTAAAATTGTATGAAAAAGAGTTATTAAATGAAAATTTGGTAAAGCTTAAAATAAATTTTAGTACTTTAGTCGAAAAATTTGAACGTGAGAACATTAACATAATTGAGTTTGCTTCAAATAAGCCAATGAGAGAAAAAATAGATATTATAATAAAAAAACTTTTGGAATATGTTACAGAAATTGGAACTTCAGCAACTACGGGCACTCAGTCTTGAGGATGTTAAGTCTTATAAGAAAAAGGCCGTAGAACGTAAAGCAGAACTAGAAGCTGCTAAGGCTAAAGGCGGAAAAGCTTGGACAAGCGACTTACAGGAAGAGCTTGATGAGGTAGTTCTTTTCCTAGTAGATGTTGATGATGTTATCGAAGAAAAATCATCGGCATCGAAAACACAGGCTAAGGGTGGTTATACTCCTAAGCCGGGTACTGAGAAAATGGTGCATTTGTCAATTGTGCGCGGTCGTAGGTTTAATCCAATGACTGGCAAAGAAGAGTCACCAGCATATACTCAAATGTTCACATTCGCAGAGTGGCAGCTTTTCAAGAAAACGTATAAAGGCCTTGGCTATACCATTATGGCGGCCTTGCATGACCCATACGGAGATGCTGCAGAGTTAGTACAAAAGTAATTAACAATAAAAACAAAGCTATATGTTAACAATTGAGATGCTACGACAAAGTTCAGCTTTAACAGGTCTTACAGATGACCAGCTGAATGCAATTGCTGAGATGTCAAGAAATGATGAGAATACCGTTATAGGTACTAAAATCGGCGCATTGCACGGTCAGTATGACACTGATATTCTTGGCATTACAGGCATTAAAAAGAAAGATGGTGAAAAAAGTTATGACTATGCTAAGCGCGTACTTGGTGAGTACAAAACTAAAGCAGAGTCTACGAAAACAATTCAAACTCAGCTTACTGCTGCTCAGGCACAGGTCGCAGAGCTCCAGTCTAAACTTGAAAAAGGAGCTGGTGATGAAACTTTGAAACAACAGCTGAAAGATGCTAAAGCTCAAGTAACTCAGCTTCAAACTCAGCTTCAGACAAAGGAAACTGAGTTCAATACAAAAAAGGCAGAGTTTGATAAAACTATTAAGGACACGCATGTAGATTATGCTTTTCAAGCTGCTACAGCAGGTCTTAAGTTTAAGAGTGGTATTACTGAGCCTATTCAGAAGACGCTGCTCAACGCTGCAAAAGCAGAAGTCCTTGCAAAAGGTACTCCTGATTTCATAGAAGACGGCCAAGGAGGAAAGAAGCTTGTTATTCGTGGTGCGGATGGTAATATCCTTAACAATCCGAAGAACAATCTTAATCCTTACACGATGCAGGAGCTTGTAATGGAAACGTCGCTTAAAGATGTAATTGATACAGGTCGTCAGCAGACAGGCGGTGGAACAGGAGGTTTTGGGTCCGGTTCAGGCGGAACAGGTGGAACACTTGACTTGTCTGGCATTAAGAGCCAAGTTGAAGCCGATAAAGCCATCGAGGCACATCTGCTCGCAAATGGTTTGACCCGCGACTCACAGGAATTTGCAGACCAGTCAATGCAGCTGAGAACTGAAAACAATGTGGCAAGTTTGCCTATTAGATAATGGCACATTCTAAGAAATAAACAAAAAATGCTATGAGGCGTAAAAGGGTAATGCACCATATTAGCATAAGTATTAATAATTAAAAAACTTAAAAGTTATGAGTCTAGTTTTAACACGTATCCAGAACATTCGCGCGAACTCTAATTTTGATAAGTTTGAGTATCGCCCCAGTAGGTACGGTGCGCTGAACGCTTTTATGGTGCAGTCTGAAGACCCTACTGGCATCCTCACTGAGGAACTGAAGCAAAAAGCGAGAACCTCCATCGGTAACACGCTGGAAACTCCGGTGATTGACTATGATGCTGATATTACTATCGGTAGTACTCGCACCTTGACAATTGCCGACAGTGAAAATACTTCTAAAATGGTTCAAATCACGTTTGCCACTTATGCATGGGGATTTACTATCGCTCCGGCAATGTATATGAACAATGAAATTGGCATTCAGAAGGACTTTGAAACCAAGATGATGAAGTACATCTATGCCTTTGCGAAAAAGCTTGACGAAGCAGCTCTTGCTGCTCTTGCAGCCAACAAAACACAGGTTTTGAAAAACTCATTGTTGTATAACTGGTCTTCTAATGCCATCAATGCAAAGTGGACTGAACGTGAAAACGTATTTGGTGACCTTGAGGTTATGATGGGAGCAAATGACTTCTATGGTCAGTTGCACATTGTAGGTGACCCCGGCGTTGAGTCTATTATGCGTAAACTGCAGCAACACGGTCTTTATAATGACGTAAACAAGCAGAATGAATTCGGCACTAAGATTGTTCACCTGACAAACAACATTGCAGCTGTCGAAAATAAGTATGCTCAGGGTTATGCTGTAAATGCTGGCTCTCTTGGAATGTTGACCCGCTTTGAGCGTGACTGCTTGCTTGGAACTGTTTCCGGTGACGGCCATGAGTGGGGTATTGCTACTTTGCCTCTGTTGAACATGCCTGTTGGTACATACTTCTACGATTCTGTAGGTGACTACAATACTATCGCAGGAGCCGCTACTGCCGATATGGTTCGTACTCGTAAAGAGCACTATGGCTTTGCTGTTGACGTGGCCTTCTTGACTGCATATAACAGTGCACCTAGCACTTTGGCAAGTCCTATTCTGGCATTCAACGTATCAAGTGAAGATGCAGTTTATGCTAAGCCTGTGGTTGTTGTCAACTCTGAAGACAATCCGGTTAACACTAAGGAGGCTTCTGCAGGAGTTGAAGGATAATAAACCGATAGCAAATCTTTGAGTTGTTATTAGCTTTGGTAGGAGGTACACTGAGCCACTAGGCGATAGTGGCCTCCTATTTTTCATTAAAAATTAAGAATTATGGTTAGAGCCAACGATATACAAGAAAAGCTGTTACACCTTATTGGGTGGGAGCAGAATTATGATACATCAGACTTAAAAATATCTGATGCTTTAACCGTGAGTGAAAGTGGCCTATATTTTCAACAAATTCATCCTTTGCTGACTTTGCAGAATATGTCATGTATTGCTCCGGACTTTAAGAATATCACTTTTCCAGAATATGACCCTGAAAAGGAATATAGCAAAGGCAATGTAGTTGATTATCAAGGTACACAATATAAAGCGCTTCAAAAAGCACAAGGAAAACAGCCTGATATTGAGTCTGAGTATTGGGTTGAAACCAATTTATTTTCTGAATGGCTTGAGAGCAAAACAAAAGCAAGTATTCAAAAAGCTATTGCTAGATACTGCAATGAAAAAACGGTAGAAGGAACAAATAAGCCATTATGCGAAAGTCGTACTCTGTTTGATGGAACAGGTAGATTAGTAGATACTGTAAAGAATAAGAAAAATCTAGTTGGCTTTGAAATTATACCAGTACGAGCAAAAGGCGTAACCACAAAGATAAATAAAATATGCCTTCAGTTTACTAAAGCTGGAGAATATACTTTGTATCTTATGCATTCAAGTATGGATGCTCCAGTAAAGATTATAAAGCTTAATAAGATACGAGATAATAGCGCTGAATGGTTTACAGTCGATGACCTCTATTTGCCATACCAAAGTGAAGATAATGATGCAGGAGGAAGTTGGTATTTGTGCTATTTTCAGTCTGAACTTCCAGAGGGAAGTCAAGCTATTAGAAAAAATAAAGACTGGTCAAAAGAGCCTTGCGGTTCATGCTCACGTAGAGAATTACTTGCTTGGATGGCATGGTCTAAGTATCTTGAAATTCATCCATTTTTTGTAAATGAAGAACTTGTAGATGCAGTTAATTTCAATGATGACTTTAATGAAGATTTTGCAAAGTGCCCACTTCATCTATGGGATGTTGAAAATAATCAATATACTTATGATAACAACTACGGATTAAATTTAGAAGTTACTGTAAGCTGTGATATTACAGATTTTATAATTGAACAGAGAATGATGTTCCAAGATGTCATAGCTAAGCAGGTAGCTGTAGATATGTTACGCGAATTTGCATATAACTCTAACGTAAGGACAAATAGGCATTCAATCAATGCTTCTCGACTTGATATATTATATGAAGTAGATGGTGACTCTTCTTCTATGAAAAAATCAGGTTTAAGTTATCAGCTAGATATGGCTTTCAAGGCCATTAAGCTAAGTACTTCTGGAATTGATAGAGTATGTTTGCCATGTCGAAACAATGGCATTAAATATAGAACTGTATAAGTATGGCTGTAAAACGATATAACGCGACACTCCGCAATCTGGAATATAGGTTGCGAAGTTTTAAGGATAGCTTGCCTATGCTATTAGAAGATATTGTGCATGACAAAGAAGATGTAATAGTATCAGCTATAGCAGATGACCAGTTATATCGTCGTGGTATCAACGGTAGAGGTGAAAAGATAATGGATTATATGCCATACAAGCCTAAAACCATACAAATAAAAAAGAAAAAAGGTCAGCCTACTACAAGGGTCACATTACGAGATACAGGTGCTTTTCACGAGTCTATGTTTGTAGTATTTGACTCAGAAGGTTTTTATGTGACCGCGAGTGATGAAAAAACACCTGAACTTATTGAGAAATATGGTGAAGAGATTTTTCGCTTAACAGATAAAAATTTTACCAGAATAATTCGTTCTCACATAAGAAAAGAATTAGTTAAACGATTAAAACAGGCAATAAGGAAATGAAGGAAAACTCAGTACAAATAAGATTTAAGGAAGACCCTGTATTGCTTGATAAGATATTACAGGATATGCAAAAGTCACTTATGAACAGACTTAAGTGGCTTAATTGTGCATTTGGTAGAGCATATAAGCTTGTAGAACATAGGCCAGATGGTAATAAGTTTATATATCCTGCGATGTATAACGGCAATGGAGAATATGTGTCACTTTTACCGAATGATAACTTTGGCAATTTTTCATGGTTTGATATTTATGACCCACAAAAGATTACTGAAGTAGTTCAATCATTGCCACAATATACTTTCAGCGGGGCCATTATATTCTGGTATGACCTCAGTAGCATTTATGAAGATGAAACTGTTATGCATACAGAAGAAGTAAAAGATGAAATTATGCGGGTATTAACTACTCCAGGTCTTATTACTACAACCGGTAAGCTTGTTATAAATGATATATATGAGCGCTTTGAAAATATATACAAAGGTTATTCAATAGAGAAAATCTATAATAACTATACTTATAAAGGAGAAGGTATACAAGATATTGATAAACAATTCTTCATGTACCCTTATGCAGGAATACGAATTGAATTTACTTTAACAACTAGAGAATTATGTCAACGGTATATTTTATAACAATGCTTTCGGCTTTAATATATATAGCCTTAGCAGCAGCATTTAATATTTTGCTAATTGGAAAACTCGGTGTGCGCGATGAGATAATTACCAGGGCTCCTAAGCTTATTTCTCAATTATTCGATTGTGACTTTTGCTTAAGCTTTTGGACGTCGCTTATTCTCGCTATCATTCTCGCTATTTTCTTTAATGAGATGAGTATTATACTTATTCCTATCATATCAACCCCTATAACGCGAATTTTAATATGAAAAACCTGATAGTAAATAAAAAAGTCGTACGGGTATATGACAGCATAGATGAAATGCCTATTGTAAATTTTCAGAAGTACAATAAGTATTTGCTTATAGACTCTGGAATTGGCTCAGATGCAGATGATATTGATGCCCATATAACCCGTGTTGCTAAATTCATTAAAAGCAATAATGCCAAAAAAGCTTTGCAAGAACTGCAAAACATGAGGCAAAATATGTATATGGTGAACAATGAAATTTCACCGAGATATTTAGCTTTTGCAGCTCTTATCCACAGCATAGATGGCGAAGAAGTTAATGATTTGTCAGACGATGGACTTAAAAATATATTGGCAAAGCTTAAAGAAATAAAGCATTCAAAGATTATAGATTTTTTGACTTGGCTTAAAAAAAAAGTAACCACCGAACTTGAAATGTACTTTCCAGGAGATTTTGTAAATCCAAAGGAAAAAGATGCATACGATAAGTTAAAGCAAAGAACACTTCTTGTGTTGGACTCTATGATAAATGACACAGATAACTCTGAACAGATAGAAACCATAGATATGATAATGCTTAATATGCATTCTCCAAAATCATACATAGGAAGTGAGTCTGTTGAGATAAAATATGATAAGCAATTTGAAAGTACTTGTCTTTTGATAGCTCAAAAAACAAGTATGGATGCTAAAAAGATGACAGTACTTCAATTCTATAATGCTGTTGATAATATAAAACAGCAATTAGAGGCAGAAAGCAAGAGTGTTAAACGGCATAAAAGGAAATAATTATGGCTGAAGACGATAAGATAAAATATAGCGATATAATTGAGCCGGATGACTCGATTGAAAAGCTTGTCAAGCAACTTGGCGAGCTCAATCAGTCATACGAGACAATGGTAAATGCTATCAGAGCAGGTGCAGACAGGATTGTACATTCTCTTAAGTCTGCTAGTGGAGCTACAAGTGAAGGGCGTAAAGCTATCGATGAAGCAACAGCATCTACATCAAGACTTGAAAGAGCCCAGAATGAGCTTAAATTAGCTTTATCTGATACAGGTAAACAGATTGCTTGGCTTAAAGCACAAACTTCAGATGCTAATAGAGCAACTGTAGAACAGCAGCGTTATATCCAGCAAGCTATATCTTCTTATGACCGTCTTAAGTCTGACCTAAAGCAAACAGTTGAGCTATATAAGTCTTTAACTGCGGCTGAAAGAGCAGATAGCGAAATGGGGCAACAGCTACTCAATGATATTCTTAATTTGAAAAATCAGATTAAGGCCCTTGATGACCAAATGAAGCCTCATATCCAAACTCTGTCTGAAGTAGAAAAGGCAGAGCAAAGATTAGCTTATTTACAGTCAGACGAAGGTAAAAGATTACTTGAATTGAAAGCTAAGATTGCTGAGCTTACTTCTGCTAGAAAACAGCAGAAAGCTACAGTAGACCCATTAGCTCAGGCTCAAGAGAAGCTTGTCTACGCTCAGTCAGAAGAAAATCAGCAGCTTAAACTCTATTCAACTCAAATACGAGAAGCAAATCAGATTGCTCAGCTACAAGCTACAATTGCTAATTCTGCAGAAGGTTCTTATAATAGACTTTCAGCTCAATATGCATTAAATAAAATACGACTTAATCAAATGTCTGCAGCCGAGAGAGAAGCTGCGGACTCTGGTAAAAAGCTTGAAGCTGAGACAAATGCAATTTATCAGCAGATGATAAAATTGCAAGAAGCAACAGGTAATTATAGATTGTCTGTAGGCCATTACCAAAAAACATGGGATGGCTTAGGCATTTCTATTTCTCAAGTAGTACGAGAATTACCTGCTGCAGCTGTATCGCTTAATACATTCTTCTTAGGTATATCAAATAATATACCTATGGTAGTTGATGAAATTAACAGATTACGCGCTCAGAATAAACTTTTGCAAGCAGAAGGTAAAGCAACAGTAAGCGTAACAGGTTCTATAGTTAAAGCTTTGTTTAGCTGGAATACTGTGCTTGTTATATTGCTTACTGTATTTTCCATGTTTGGTAAACAGATTATAGAGTGGGTTGGTAACTTATTCAAAGCAAAAAATGCTGTTATATCTACAACTGAAGCCCTTGATAATATAGCCAAAGAACTTGAAGATACTAATAACAGCTATGGTAATAACATTGTAACACTAAAGCAATTACAGCAAGAATGGAAAAATCTTGAAACTACTGCTAAGAAAGACCAGTGGATTAAAGATAATAAATCTAATTTTGACCAACTTGGAGTATCTGTTAATAATGTAACAGATGCTGAAAACATATTTGTAAATAATACTGAAGCTGTAATCAATGCTCTTAAATTAAGGGCTAAAGCTGCTGCTGCTCAAAAGTTAGCTGCTGATGAGTATGAAAAAGCTTTAATTGCTAGAAATAAAGCAGAAACAGAAGCAGGTAAAGGTCCATCTGGTTGGGATAAATTCAAAAACTGGTGGGTACAATCTAGTTTGCGAGCCACTGATGAATATGGCATGGGACCATCTATGGCTAACTTACAAATAGCTGACCAAATATCTGCAGAAGATTTTAAGCAACAAAGAATTAAAGACCTTAACGATGAAGCAGATGCTGCAGAGAAAACAGGAGATGCATACTTTGACTTAGCTGCTGGATATGAAAAAGCCGCAAAAGCTGAACTTGACGCAGCAGGCGTTGAAGGAAAACATAAAACTACCAAAACACGTACTCGTACAAGAGAACCGCGCGATTTAACTCGTACTATAAACCAGAATGACATAAAAATACAAAGAGAGTACGAGGAGAGTGTAACTGAATTACTTAAAGATGAATATGCTAAAAGGCGTAAAGCTGCAGCTGACCAGGTCCAGGATGAAAATAACAAGCTTCGTGAGATGTATCGTCTTAACGAAGAATATGTTAAAAATGTAGATGGAAAATATAAAAAGCTTACTGAGGACCAAAAGAAACAAATTGATAGGCAGCAAGAGCTTATAACTAAAACTATTGCTAATAATTTACGAGCATTAGACCTTCAGTTACAACAAATTCAGAATGAGCAAAAAGTTGCTTCTTTGCAGGCGCAGCGTAATACTATAAATCCTACTGATACTAGCGCAGCAACTGAAGCAGCTCAAAATCAAGAGTCTACTGTAACTACCAATGTAGTAGTTACGCGTTATGCTTCTCAGATGGAAGCCTCATTAGTAGAAGAGCGTAAGCTTATGGAAGAAAATCTTGATTTGGAATATGCTTTGATACTTGATACTAATAAGAGATTATTAGAGGCAGGAGATGACCAAGCTCGTTCTGAAGAAGAAATACTTATTGAGCTCAACAAGAAAAAACTTGAGTTGTGGAGTGAGTATGACCAGAAAATCTTAGATGCAAGAGAGCGCGATATTGAAAATCAGCTTGAGCTTGTTAAAAAAGGCAGTGAAGATGAACTTAATCTGCTACTTCAGCAAAATGAAGTACGTAGACAATTAGCTTTAGCACAAAATGCTGCTAAACCTGCAGAACAGCAAGTAAGTACATCTGTAATAAATGCACAGTTTGATAAGTCTGCAGCTCAAACTAAAGGGTCATTCCAAATGACCAGCTTTGATGAACAACAAGCTCTTGACGAGGCTGTATTTAATGAAGTTAAACGCAGTGAAACTGAGATAACTCGATTTAAGCTTGAACAAGAAAAAGCTAGATGGCAAGAACAAATACGTTTAGCAGAAGTTGGTGGATTAGATTGGAGTCAAGCCCAGATTGATGCTGCTAAAGCCACTGTTAAAGGCATAGACCGTGAACTGTCAGAACTTGATGATTTTATTAAAAACATTGGCAAAAAAGGTTTAGGCGGTACTTTGCTTGAGAAACTTGGCTTTGATGATGACCAGATTGATGCCCTAAAAGATGCTGTAAATATAGTAATAGAACAGCTTCAATCCATTATGGATGCCGAAGTTGAATTAGCTGAACAGGCTGTAGAAGCAGCTGAAGCTCGAGTAGAGGCCGCACAAAAAGCTTATGATGCCGAGGTTGAGGCTCGCAATAATGGCTACGCTAATAACGTAGCTACTGCTAAAAAAGAATTAGAGCAAGAAAAGAAAAATCAGCAAGAAAAACAAAAAATGCTGCAGGCAGCCCAAAAACGTCAAGAAGCAATGAACACTGTTACTCAGGCATCTTCGCTTGTCACAGCATCTGCTAATTTGTGGAGTTCATTCTCTTCAATTCCTATTGTTGGCCCAGCTCTCGCATTAGCTGCTATTGCTACAATGTGGACATCATTTGCAGTAGCTAAAATTAAAGCCAAACAAGTAACAGCGAGCCAGTCTGATGAATATGGAGAAGGAGGTCTTGAGTTCTTGGAAGGAGGCTCTCATGCATCTGGTGATGATATTGATTTGCATACTAAGAATAGTAAGCATAAAAATATGAGAGCAGAAGGTGGCGAGGCTTTAGCAATTATAAATAAGCATAAAACAAGAAAGTATCGTAAAATACTACCTGACGTTATTGATAGTTTTAATAAAGGCACATTTGAAGATAAATATCTGAAAGCATTTGATGGTCCAGATGGACTAAGTATTTCTCTTAATTCCAATGGAAATGTAGACCTCTCGAAAATAGAAGATGATGTGAGAAGTATTAGAAAGCAGAGTGAAACTAAATACTACACACTGCCTAATGGCGCAGTAGTTATTCAGCATAAAAATGTTAAACGAATTATAAAGAATTAAAGATATGATACCTCCAAAATATAATTTTTATGTCGGCTCACATAAGTATGGATTCATTGTAAATTCAGGCTATGATATAGATAAAGATACAGGAGACTACTATGTTAATGAAAGCATATTAGCCTCTAATACGATAAGCATAAAAAAACAATGTAAATATATATATTTTGATGCTATACAGGGCCAAGCATCTAGCTTTTATGAATGCGGGTTGTATTATTATGATAAAAACAATAATTATATAGGGTATTACACGTATAGTCAGCGTTTAAATTCTGGCAATATTGGAGATGCAGTAGGGCATTCTATTGTAGAAATTCCTGATAATACTGCTTATATTGCATATACATATGCAAAAGATGATAATGACTTCAAAGAATCTATAAATAATACTAAAAGTCCTATATATGAATTAAAGTTAATAACACTTCATTACAAAGAACTCAGCAAAAAATATGCTAAAGAAAACGGGCAAGAGTTTTTCAGAGAATCATTAGATGGAAAATTAAATGTATTCGGAAATGACTATGAATTTATAAATGGCTTCGACTTAGAAGATAGTGGTATATTTATTATAGAAAAATACGATGAGAATTCTATAAAACCGAGAAGATATTCTGTATATTATAAAGGCGAATTTAATAAAACTGATTGTAAATTCGACAAGTCTAAAAAATCATGTGAACTTAAGACAACCGCTATTGACAATTATACTAATATATTAAATGGCTATGAGAATACATATGACCTCATAAAATTAGCTCCTGAAATAGAAAAAATAAACATGTCTATAAGGCCATTGATACAGATATATGTAAGAGGAGCATCGTCTATTTCTAATTTTTTAGGAGGAACTTATTGGGAAGTTGATACTAATGAAGTAGTAGATGACCATTCTAAACTAGTAAATGATTTACATTTTTCATTTATTAGGTCATGCAATGAAATGCATGTGCATGGCTCATCTATAATAGGTCTCGAAGGCACTTATGCAGGCACTAGTAATAACTATATATGTGAGAGTGGCTATTATTCTATATATGCAGATATATCTGAATCATTTTTAGGATTTGCGCGTGTATACATAAAAAGAATTTCTGATGGAAAAATTATGTTCAAATCTGAAAATGACATAAAAATATCATATGCAGGTAGTACATCTGAAATTAGCAATGATAGATTATATATACCGCCTGATACTGGTGATATAAAAATGATTCCAGTAGCAGAAGGGTTAAGTGAAAATCCGGTTATAAGTAATATATTTGCCTACATATTATATAGACGAATTTTGCTAAATGCAGATTCTATAGAAGATTCAGAAGGAATAAAAAGTACGTATGATATTCCAATTAATGACATATCAGATAGTTCTAATTATAAAAAATGTATAGGACTTTCTGGCTACGCATTTATATACTGCAAAGCTATATATTCTTCTGTACCAACTAGATACGGCTTAAATGACCATGGTCAGTATTTTACGAATAAATTTATACCATCATCAACAGGAATAGGAAGGCCTATACCTATTTGTAGAAGCCAATGGGTTAATGCGTCTATATGGTATGTATATGATACCCAATATTATGCGCTAGAAGAAAAATTAAGAAGCAATATAGTACTCAAGGATAGTTATTCTATAGCGTCTGTTATAAAAGTTCTTCTTAATAAAATAGATTCTTCAATCAAGCATGAAGCTACACCAGAATATAGCCGTTTCTTATATGATGAAACTGTGCCTATTAGTATGAATAGGTTTTATGTGTATATTACTCAAAAAACAAATATTTTAAAAGGGCAATATGACCAGCCAGCACAAAAAGCAGAAATATCATTCAGCGATGTCATGAAAATGTTGCGTGATTGCTTTAGATGCTATTGGTACATAGAGAATAATAAATTAAAAATAGAGCACATAAGCTTTTTTATGAAAGGTGGTTCTTATTTAAATAGTAGCGCTATACAACTGGATGCTACAAAATTAACTGACCAGTTTAATAAAAAATCAGTATCATATTTCCAATCAGAAATAGAATATGATAAATCTGAGCTTAATTCTCGGTATGAATTCGGGTGGATGGATAATGCGGCCGAAGCATTTGGAGGAATCACAATAGATGTAAATTCTAACTATGTACAAAAAGATAAAAATGAAGAAATAAATATAAGCCGGTTTTCATCTGATGTAGATTATATGCTACTTAACCCTTCTGATTTTTCAGAAGATGGCTTTGCATTATTATGTCCTGTAAAAAGCAATTCTGTTTATACACTGCCAATTGTAGAATCAACTCTCATAGATGAAGACAATAATAATTATAAAATAGTGGCTCAGAATTGGTATGCGTCATGGCCATACTTATTACGATTTTATATGTATGATATGCCAGCACATAATATTGAGTGTAATGCTCTAGATAGTTTAACTGTCAGTGGCATTAAGCTATGTATGGAGCACTCTATAGAAATTCCTATAAAAGAAGATTTAGATGTAAAAAAACTTATCAAAACTACCATAGGAAATGGTAAAATAGATGAGTATTCTGTGAATGTTGATACTAGAATGGCAAAGATAAAATTAGTATATCAGCCTCAATAGAGTTAAGCATTAAAAATTGTTAATAAATTTTCTTTTTACGGAGATTTTTATTATATTCGCAATATGAAGTTAGTAAATAATAACATATCACCATTGCCATTTTACGATAATCTTGTATTGCAAAATCATCGTAAAGATTATGCTTTTGGTCAAGTTTATCCGCTAATAACCTATAAGAATATGTTATTGCCTTTTCAAGTAGTTCTTGCTAATGGAACATCTATAAACTGGGTGAGATTATATAATTTCAATACAGGAACTTACACCGCTATAACAACAAGCATGAAAGAAAATGGCCTGACTATCAAGCCATATACTGGCTTCAAGCTTCTTAAATATCCTGGTACTCTTCCTATAGTTGAAATAAAGCATGAAGGTTTATATTATTTAGCGATTTCAATATCAGGTTTAGGAACTATATACTCTGACGTATTTACTGTAACTAATAAAGTAGATGATTATCTGCTTCTTGAGTATTACAATTCATATAACTTTGAGCTTAAAAATGGCATAGTAGATTTTTCTGATAATTTCAAATTTAGGTGCTACTTAAATACACAAATTGGCAAACCTGAATATGACTTTGAAGAAGAAGCTACTGAGCGGATGGGCTATACATTTATTGAGAGCCAAGTAAGCAAAAAGATTTATAAGTTTACATTCGTAGCTCCTGAATATCTATGTGATGCACTTAGAATTGTAAGACTATGTGAAAGCAAACGAATTACAAGTAAATTGCAAACCTATGATTTGACTACATTTAGCATGGAGCCTGAATGGGAAGACCAAGGAGATTTAGCGTCTGTAGAATGTGAATTTGAGACAGGTACTGTGATTGCCAACATCGGAGGCTATGAGCCTGAATTACTAGGCGGTGATTTTAATGATGATTTTAATAATGATTTTAAAACAGAATAATATATGGCAAATTGGAGTACTTTAAAAGCAGCAATCGCTAATATCATAAAGACTAATGGAAATCAAGAAATAACAGGACAACTTCTCCAGAATGTACTTAATAATATAGTAAGTTCTGTAGGAGAAAATTCTACATTTGCTGGAATTGCTACTCCTGCTACTAATCCCGGTGTGCCTGATGGTCCTGTATTTTATTTTGCTAATGAACCTGGCGTATATAGCAATTTTAGTAGTATTATAATAAGCTATTATGGCATATGTATATTATACAATGATATGAATAATAGCTGGAAAAGCATTAAATTATATGAGTGCTTACAAGGGTTAGGTACCTCTGTACAGTTTCCTATTAGCCAGCAAGCTATTACTAATCTTTTAAGCAATTTGCAAATTGAATTTATAAAACGTCTTCAGGGTACTTCAGAGGACAGCGACGCGCTGCGTGACCCCTTGAAGTGGCTGGGCAGCGTGGAGGATGACGGCGGGCTGAACACGTTGCTGGACGGGCTTCATGCGAAAGGGGAAAGCGAGGGCAAGGCGAAGGCCGGCTTCTTCCGTGGGGACTACGAGGGTAGCCCTTTCATGGTAGAGAGTATTCCGATAAATTATACAGAAGATACGTGGGTTCAGTCGGTGCGCGGCCGTTTCGTTCCGGTATACCAAGGCACGGTGGACAAAATCAAAACCCTGACGCGTAGTAACACGGAATACAATATATTATGGCGTGTATGTGAAAAGGGCACGTGGGGCACATGGAACTCCATGACGGACGCTCCTACCATTCCGGACACAGACCTGTCGATGGGTTTGAAGGACGGAGATGAGACGTCTGGTTATATGCAAATGTTCACGCGCAAGGGCGGCTGTTATTCGGTGACGGGTTCAATGACAGGCGTGGTGACAGGCACAATGATGGTGTTCTGTGACAGTTGGGGTGAACATGGTATCGAACAGGTTCTCTTTACGGATGCTTCGGACATTGAGGGCAAAATTGTACATGACATCAGCAGTAGTGGGCATGTAGACGGTGAGCCGCGTATTTACCACCGATATTACGACATACGCCAATCAGGCGGGAAATGGGGTGTGTGGAAGTCGTTCACTACGGGTGGCGGTACGACAGCGCCTCCCTATGTGGCTTTCGACTTCGGTGTCCTTCAGGAGAAAATCGGCAGCGGGCGCACGCAGGGGGATTTGGATGCTTTCGGGCTGACGAAAGAAGTGTGGGCGAAGATAAGGGGAGCGGAAATCATGGTCGTGCGCGATGATGCCCATGAAAGGACGTATGTCGTGACGGGCAGCTCGGATGATTACATTTCATTTGCCTATGGGATGAGTGAAACTTATGAAGGTTGGGAAATCAAACAATCTGGAAACAACTATATCATATTCCGTCACCAAACACAAGGCGGAGGTGGTGGAGAAAGTATAATTATTGAATAACTTAAAAAATAAAATTATGGCAGCGAATGGACAAAAACTAAGAGTAGTGGTAACAAAAACTTCCGCACAAGGTAAGGCAGCACAGAGTGCTACCCCAAACCAAATGTCTTTCAGTACTGATGAAAACAGTATTTGGTTTAATGGGAAGAAGTACGGAGTGTATATATTAAAAGGTTTTGAAAACCTCAGTACTGGTAGTAATACAAGTGTTATTCAATCCTTTTTGAGAGACTTTACCTATGATAGATGGGTAGATGCTGTAAATACGGGAAATATTGTATTTGTTGAAACAAATAATATATTAATACCTGCTAGTGTATATGTTAATAACTCTAAGGACCTAAATATAATGTTTGTTACACTTACATATACCTATGTTGTTAGTATACATTATTCAACTGGTAGTGGGTATTCTATTGACCTAATACAACAGGACTCTTTAGTGAGAGTTGCAGATATTAATAATACACTCACTAATAGCAGCACAGACACGCCGCTATCCGCCGCAATGGGAAAAAAGCTGCAGGACGAGAAGTTAGCGAAAACAGACGTAGTGAATAACCTTACCACTACTGACACTTCAAAAGCCTTATCAGCGGCACAGGGTAAAGCGTTGAATGACAAGTTT